ATGTGCGGACGATATGTTTTATATAGCGATAAGGAACAGGCGGAAATAAGAGAAATAATCGAAGAAGTAAACCGTAAGCATAACTTTGCGGTCAAGAAGGGTGATATTTATCCCTCCAACCTGGCTCCGATCTATGCGCCGACGCCGGATCAAAACGGAAAAAGCTTGGAAGTAATGAAATGGGGTTATGAGGTTTCTTTTCGAAAAGGGCTGCTGATTAATGCACGTTCGGAAACCATCCTTGAAAAGAAAACTTTTAAAAAAGATTTTCTTGAACGGCGCTGCATTGTGCCAGCCAGCGGGTTTTACGAGTGGGACAAGGAAAAGAACAAATATATTTTTCAGGCTAAGGACGATGAGGCTCTTTATATCGGCGGGGTATTCCGGCAGCATGAAAATGCGTCGGAATATGTTATTCTGACCAAGGCACCAGTTGAGCCTGTTGTGGCTATCCACGACCGCATGCCAGTGATTATCCCCCATTCTAAGGCCGAAGAATGGCTTTATGATGCTAATGCTGCTATGGGGATGGTGACACAGGATTATGTGCCGTTGGGATGCCAGATTGCAGAAAAATAAGCCGGATTACTCCGGCTTTTTAAAAAACGAAAAGCCCTCAATCCAAGATCGAGAGCTAAATTTAAGCAAAAATTTATGTTAAGAAACATATCATTTTATTTTTCCAATGACCAATGCAAAAGCTCCGCAAGTTGCTGTTTCCGGGTCTTGAGAAATATATTTGGCTTCACTACTCATGGTCATGCCCTTAAGTAAGATAATATAGCAGCATTTGGTGCCTGATTGTCCGCTGCATCTATTCCATCTGCAACTGCTTTACTCATGTTAATCTCAAGATTATGTATTGCAGATAATGCTTCCTCAATTGCTGCTTTATATCTCTTTATGTAATTCTCCAAACGATTTACCTGCGCATCAAGACTCTCCTGCTTCTCTGGTTCTGTCTCGGCCATTGCTTGTTCTGACAATTTATCATATTTTTCAGAAAAATAGATATATAGTTTTTCTTTATCTGTCAATATTTTGATCTCATTTTGAAGGTAAGAAATGTCAGCTTCTTCTTGTAATTTTTCTTTTGAAAAATTCAATTGATAATAAATATAATTTTGTACGATTTGGTCGACTCCAAAAAAATCTTTTGCATAAAATGCTTTATTCGATATTGATAGATGCAATGTAAATCCAGGTGCAATTGACTCATGTTTCAAAGTGTGGGTAAGCTCCGTAGATGTCGTGGTATTAAAGCTCGTTAGTATTTCTGATATAGCTGTAACTGCTAATGAAATGGCCGCCTTTTGATATGGTGCGACAATGCTCACTATTTGAGATTGCTCCTCTGGAAGTTCCTCTCCATTTTCCTTTTTATGGGGGGTTCCAAATAATCCCGCTGTAATTATCTTTATTTTCTCCGCAATTCCATCTAGAGAAAATTCTGTCATTAAGCTATAATCAAAATGTCTTTCAGATTCTATTTGTGAATATTGTTTAGAGCCATAAAAATTTTTGATTGAATATTCAAATTCTTGAACATAGTTTTGACTATTTTTTTCCATTTCTTCGTCGAGCTGTTTAAAGTATGCGTTTACCTTCGCATCTTTGTCCATAGCATTTTGAACCGATTTAGATCTTCCCATCATAACACCTCATATAGTTTATTTTTATAGATCTATATATACGGTAAATATTTACATTTTTATTTTACACCTTTTAATGTTTCTTGTCAACGCTCTAAGCTTTTTTAGATATATAGATTAATGTTTTTAAAAACTAATTCTCATTTTAGTGACTATTGTTATAAAATTCTTATAAAACTAATAATAGTCATTTTCAACACACTTAATAAACACCTTAAATCTAAAGACCAAAAAGTTTTCAAAGAGAAAAGGTATTGGGGAGGGGGGAAGATTAATGATATTATTTTGTCAAGTATGAGGTGTGTGTGTCCGCTGATATTTATACTCGGCAATAAAAATTTTGAACGAAGTAAAAAGGCCGCCCCGAAGGACGGCCTGATACACGAGATTTGCACGAGAAAATTAAAAGAATCTGCTATTTAAAGCCATTTTATCACGAGATTTGCACGAGAATTAAATTCCCAAAGCTGCTTTGCTAGCATTTCCAACAATACCATCCACAACAAGACCGTTTTTCGCCTGAAAGTCACGAATCGCAAGATCCGTCTGCTGCCCAACAGCGCCATCAACATGAATATCATAACCTTTGTCCACGAGCGCTTCCTGCACCTGCCGGATTTCGCCCATCAAAGCGGCATCGGATAGCGGACCATAGATTCCATCGACTTCCAGACCATGGCAGCTTTGCAATCTACGAACCGCATACTGCGTTGCTGGACCAAAGTCATCGTCGATGACCAGCTCATTTCCGTTCTGGTCCTCATATGCCATCGCTCGTAGATCGCGCTGCATCTGGCCAACCGCGATGTTTTCGTCACCAAATTCCAAAAGAATATCGCCGGCAGACTCCGTTGTCTCTGGCACTGGTGCTGGTGTTTCTGGTGGAATGGTCGCTCCGTCATAGGCTACGCCCAAATAATCCATAAGGCCACAAGCCAGCGCATTACCATACTCGGTTGGCTTATCTCTCAGGATGGCGATATCAGCCCGGATGGACCCCGTTTCAAAAATAACGGCCGGCATGTCTGTCCCGGACACTTCGTAATCTGACCGGCGCAGGATTCCCCGTGTTCCAATGGGTATCCTTGCCCGCACCGCAGCGTCCAGACACTGTGCTAAGCGCAGCCCCTCTGTACTGTTTGGGTGGCAGATTGGGTATGTCCCAGATGGGGCGCCTGAAAAATCACAATGCACGGATACATAAGTTCGCGCGCCAAGATTATTCGCGTCTCGTACGCAGAATGTAATGTTCCGGTCGTTATTGGTGTCAACGTCCGAGGCGACATTAAGCCCACAAGCTCTCAATTTTGCAACGAATGCCTTTGTAATTGGCCCCATCAGACCAGCTTCTGTGTAATTTCCGTCCGTACAGCCGCAATCTGGCGTGCCGTCGGTTTGTGTACCATGTCCCCATGCGATAAAATCAATTGTCATTATTCCTTATCCTCCTTCTTTTCGTTGATGCCATTCACCACCTGTTTCCACAGCTGGTTCCCATAAACGGCCGCTGCGGCCGCCAAAATGCCCTGGATCGCAGCGACAACATTAAAGCCGCCGATACCAAAGCCCAACGCAACGCCTAAAACGCCGATAATCCAGGGAATTAACCAGTTGGGTACTTTGGGTGTGCCCTTTAAAAAAAGTCCCAGCACGTAGAGCACAGGGACTAAAATTAAGAAGTCTTGTACGATGTATTCCATATAATCACCTTCTTTCTAAATCAGATCCCGGCACCGGTTATACAGCTTCTCGCAGACGCCATTGCCGCCGAGATCATGGTATGCCCGGTACAGGTAATCTAAATTTTCTAAATCGTCGATCGTGATGCGGCCTTCGTTGATATGCTTGTTACACAGGTAATATAGCTTATCGTGCAGTAAGGCTAAATCTGCTGCGTCGTGCAGCTTTTGTCTTTCTTCCATGGCAGCAATGCGGTCATCCTGCCGCTGGTCCGGCGTTACAAATCTATTCTTAAACCAGTTTCTAAGTGGTTTGCAGACAGCGACTAAAAAGCCGCCAAGAATCACAAGACCAGATGCAATCTCCACAATTAATCTAAAATGCTCCACTCGGTTGTCCTTTCAAAATCGAAAAAGGACGCCAAGCGACGCCCTTCTCCTGAATTCTTACGCGTATAACTTCCCGCGCTTGTCCACTTCTGCCTTGACCTGCGCTCTTAAAAACGCGGGTACCATCGGGCAGTTAAATGCTGCTGCATCTTCTGCAGTTAAGGCTCTTAAGCCTAACTCGACTAAATCGGCGTACATCGCTACCATTCTACTCACCTCCTCCTGCTAACATTTCAATGGCCTCTGCTAAGGCTAACTGCATTTCTATTTTGTCCATTTCCTGCTTTTCGATTGCTTCGGCCGTGGCAAGCTGTTGCTGCACGAGCTGCTCCTGCAAAACCTCCGTTTCAGACGGTGGCAATGGCGGAAATTCTGGTGTGTATTCTTCTAAATAATCAAAAAGACCTCCCGATTCTGGAAGGTTCTCTTTGAGCCGGCGCGGGTGCTCCGCTTCTTCTTCGTGGAATTGCTGCCACTCCTCCGCTGTGATAGGTATATCCAACGCGGTAATCTCGTGGATGCCCTCAGCGTAAAAGAAAATATCTCGATTTTCAGGATAATTCTCCGGTATGTGTAAATAATAGTGTTCCATATTCCCTCCTAATTTCCTAACGCGATCCACCAACCGGATCGGCTCTTAGTAGATATATTAAATTTTGCGTTGTTCACAAGAACCGCGCTTGTGTCAGAAAAACTAAGATCTGAATTCGATGCTGTTGTTAAAATTGCACGAACTGAATTTGGAAACGCAATGGGAAGGGTTACCGCTGTACTCGTTGCGCCGTTTGTATCGTACCACCCCCATTGTAGGATTACGCCTCCCGGAAACTTTCGATACGATTTTTCGCCTAAACTTTGGATCCAGCCGCCGATAATACAATCCTCTATTATGCTAAATAAAAGGCGGTCCCAGACCGTTCCATTTTTAAATCGATATTCTGCTCTTCGATCTGCCATAAATTCCTCCTATAATAGTTTTAACCAAACCAAAGCACTACTGCCCGGGTCGGCTGTTTGCATTTTTGTTGGGGCGCCGGCTGGTCCCTGTGGCCCGGTTGCCCCGGTTGCGCCACGTGCCCCAGTGTCCCCTTTTGGGCCTTGTGCTCCTGTAGCCCCTTTAGGACCAGTGGCACCTGTTGCACCGCGTGAGGGCTTCCCTGTATCGGTGCTCCCCAGATACCAATTGCCATTGCTGCCAATGGTTGGCGTTGTACCATCTGCGCCTTTTGGTCCTGTCGCTCCGGTCGCTCCTTTTGGCCCAGTCGCACCTTGGGGGCCGGTGTCTCCTTTGGGACCTGCCGGACCTGTCGCTCCGGGGTCGCCTTTATCGCCCTTCAATCCCTGGGCACCCTGTGGGCCGCGTTCTCCGGTTGCGCCTTTATCGCCCTTATCCCCTTTAGATGCCATGAGAATCCAATAGGTTGTGTTGGTGGGCGTTATACTGCTGCTGGCGGTGTGGCTGGCTTTGCAGGCGTACATACTGCCGTTGTAGGTTACAATGTCAATATAGGCGCTGTCGTTGACGTATGCCACGCCGCTTGCCCAGGCGTTTTTAAGGCGAATGCTAACCCCTTTCGGTCCAGTATCACCTTTTGCGCCCTGGGGACCCTGTTCTCCTTTTAAACCCTGAGCCCCGGTATCACCTTTTTCGCCTTTGGGACCAGCAACGCCTTGTGGCCCACGTTCGCCTTGCGGCCCGGTTTCTCCTTTAAGGGATATCAACCATTGTAGTTCCGTGCCAACATAGCCGTTTTCCACAGCCACTTCGTAGGCGCTTTTTCCGTCAACGCCATCGGTACCATCTTTCCCAGTTGCCCCGGTGTCTCCCTTTGGGCCTTGTGCTCCAGGCGGACCAGCGGGTCCTTGTTTTCCTTCTGCACCAGGGGCGCCGTCGTTTCCTGGAATCCCTTGTTCACCTTGCGGCCCGGGTGGGCCTTGTTTCCCTTCTGGTCCTGGCGGTCCCATAATATTTCCGAGTAAAATCTCACGCATATTGCCTCACCTCACTCATAGACTGCATATAAATTTCCGTCATCATCCAGGCGAAAGCTCGGGGTTTTTCCGTTTTCTCCAGGATTGCCTTGTTTGCCTTGGTAGGATACGGGGCTCGCAGTGTTTTTCTTAATGCGGTCTGTGATCCCGGAGAGCTTTTGGCCAAACACTGGCTCAACTTTTCGGGTTCCCTTCTCATAGGTTTCCTTAACCTCTGTAATCTGGTGGTCTTCAATAATGCCGGTCTCTTCATCGACGATGGTTACAAAGTCGCCCAGATCCCATTTTTTCCGATAGTCTCGGGCATCCACCTCGGCGGAGAAATCCTTCTGGTAGGGGTACTCCGCGAGTCGAACTTTTCCGCGGTCCTCAAGCGTGGTATTGGCATCCTCGCCGATGTCACGGGCATCGAAGAAAATTTCTCGCCGGTCATAGCCTGTTTTCTCATTGCCAAGGATGATCACCTCACGGTCCTTTCCTTCGCCCTGCCCAGCTACATAGGCGCAGTTCTTATAGTCCAGCTCACTTTCGGCGTAGTTCCTGGAGTTGATCCGGTTTAAATCCTTGGAAAAAATATAAGGCGCCCGAACCCCGTTCTCATAGGTCCGATCAACACCTTGTAATACCTCAAAGATTATTTTTTTGTTGTTATAATCCAGTTTTGTTCCAGTGCCCAGCTTGGAAAGCTCGCTCAGGCTCTGCATTTCTTCATAAAGCCATTTGTAGCGCGTCTGAAAAGAAAGTTTTTCACCCCGGTTCTGGCTGGCCTTTAATAGAAGGTTGGGAAGCTTTCGGTTTGGGTTCTCCGGGCTAATGCAGTTATGCTCCATCAGCCCGAGCATGATGTTTTCAATTTCTGTGTTGAAGGTGTCCTCGTCCTTGCCTGCCGGCGGCAGTGTCGGCCGGTTAAAATACACCCACCGCGGACAAAAACCCTTGACGGTTACGGTTTTTTCAAAATACCGTTCCTCGATGCTAAACTGAGTAATGTAACCCAGGGAATTGAGATCGTCCTCCAATAAAATAAAATGACCGTTTTGGAGCAACAAAGGGTTGTATTTTCCAAGCTTTAACTCAAACACACTGTACGTGTTCCATTTGCGCGTAAATTGCAAGGAGCCGTACTGGCCAATCTCCCCAATCAGCTTTAAATCCCGGTTAAGAAACCGGATGCTGACACGTTGTAATTGGTCCATATCCTCACCTTAATCTGGATCTAAGGCGATCCATAACGCCCCCTCCGAAGGATTCTCCGGCTCGGCGTTTGCGTCCTGCATAAAGATTTCCCTGGGTGTGCGCCCTTGTGCACCTTCAAACCAGGTATCAAAGCGCACCTGGATATCATTCAGCAGCGTATTGGCAAGCTGTTTTAATCCTTCCATCCAGTCATTAAATTCGCTTAAGTTCTTGGGCCGTATGGCGCCGCAAAGGGTTTTGTCGGCACGTTCGTTGGTCACACTCGAAATACCGGAAGTCGTTACGATTACCTGCGCCAGAGAAAGCTCCCAAATGTAATCATCCCGCTGTAGGGATGGCGCGGACGCCGCGGTTCCCTGCTTCAGATACAGCGTTACGGTTCGCTTTGTTTTATCCATTTTAATTACAACGCGGTCCTTTCGGTTACCAGCTGTCACGTTGAGCGTTTTGGCCGTCGGTGTATATAAATAAAAGCCCCGCACAATCGCGAAGCTGTCTCCTGCAATGGTTAATGACGTTGCAGACGCCTTGGTGACCTCGTACTCCATGGTGCCGTCTGATCTTACACCAACACCGGATTCATAAATCCGGTCAAAGTACCGGTTAAACTCGGCTTGCCCGTACAACGCGCCTCCGTCCCAGAAGCCGTGGTATTGTTCTGCCATTTAATCACCTCTTAGTATTTTTTTATATAGCGCTGTGGATGGAAAATTGCGCCATGATAATTGGGATCGACGCCTCTCTTTGAACATTGAATTGGCCGTTCCTCCACGTCGTGTCCTGGCATATAAATTTTAATTTTTCTTTTTCCAATTCCAACCTCTTGATAAGCTCGACATGCGCCCTGTTGATTGCATCCTTCACACATTTTGGCCGTATCAAAGGAAATGGGCCAGTTTGTGCTATTATTATCATCTGCCATTTAAACACCTCATTCTCTATAATTGTTATAAATTTCAATCGCTGGAATGCCATCTCTAAAATAACTTTCCTCCGGAGGGATAATGATCAATTCTTCGTCTACTCTTTTCGCAAAAGCCAACAAATCTTCAGCTGTATTTATATTGATATACAGTTCCTTTTTATAACCATCATTGTCCCTTTTCCATTCAAAATAGGCGCCTTCAGGTATTTCCTTTGGTTGATCGCCCTTGCAAAAAAGCTTCATGTCTGTGTCTGTCAAATGAAATTTCATAGATTTCTCCTTTAGCTCTTTCCATAATTTCTGGCATTAAAAAAGCACTCCGTAGAGTGCTCAAGAATTATTTTTTTACTATTTCATAATCTCCTGTTATTATTTTCATGAAGTTTATGTCCAAATCTTCTTGCATTTCAGGACCACATAAGCCTGTTTCATCCATCCAATAGTCTGCATCAAAAATTATGTCCGATTTTAAAGATCGAATTTTAAATTTTTCATTCAATTCTATGTTGTAAAATTTCGTAATATCGTGCATTCGATTCATTGCAAGCCTCACTGTTCTGTGTTCAATAGTAATCTGCCATAAAAGACCCACTTCAAGTTAATGTCCCTTGTAGAGAACAACTTTGATTCTTCACGTGGTTCCCCAGGTTCAACTAATATATCTTCGAGTTCTTTTAAACAAATAGTCTCCAACAAAAATAGCGCAGACAAAGAAAGTAAAACATTGCGTAAATTTCCTTTCTTCTCATTTACTGATCGATTATGTTTAAATGCTGCGTGTTCATCCCACCATACTAGCGTTTGACTTGCTTTTTGGGCGTCCCAATCTCTAAAAGGTTGAAAAGGCTCTTTGATAAGCGTTGCTTTTGCTTTATACTCTTTGAGCTTCGGATATTTGGGTATTAATATTTCTGCGTAAGATTTTATGCTAGGCCTCTTTGCTAAATCAAAATCTCTGCATAAATACTTAAAAACATTGTCTATTTCCGCACAAATCGAATTTAATAGTTTTCCATATTCCACAGAGTAAGTCGAATAATTATCTTCAGAAAACGTGACATAACGCGATGTATTCAATACCTCTTGCTCAAAATTCAAATAATAAGACCAATAGTTTTTTACAAATTCATCCCAATCCATTTATTCTCTCCCTATACTATGAAATAACAATAGTATACCATCATTTCACAGCAAAAAGGGAATCAAATTTTTTTACACACCCAAATACCGATTCCGGTACCGAATTCTTACTTCCTGCGGTACCAGGTCGGCGTCATCGCATTTAAACTCGATGTCGTTGTCCCCGACTTCCAGCTCAAAGAACTTATTTTGAATATCAATGTAGTCAAAAGCGTTCTCCCGCTGGCCGTTTTCCCGCACAATCTCAACGCTCTTCTTGCCAAAGTCGGTGTTGACATACAGCACATCATAGGGCCCCAGTGAGCGGTTGATCTTCATAAACTTCCCGATGGTATGGTTGATCACCTGCGGGTTTAGAGCAGGGCCCGGAAAAATGATCTGCACTGGGGTTGCCAGATGCCCGCTGTTATGAACCATTAGCCGCTGTGGGCCTCGTTCACGCATCTTAAACGGCAGCGAAAAAGGCCACTGCCACCCGTTGATCCAGGTCTCGATGACGGTCTCGTCCTCATAGATTTCCTTAAAGGTTGGCTCCGGGCAGATCAGCTCCACCAGCATCTTAAGAGTCCCAAAAAGTGTTTCTTGATTATCTTTTAAACTGACTACTTCATACTCAATGTAACGCCTTTGACCACAGTAATCTACTTCTATGCTTCCAGTTCTTTTCGGATTAAAAAAACCGATTAGAAATTTACGTTTATCCGCGGCATCAATCGTTTTTGGATACTCAAATTTGATGGAAATAGGTCGTTTTTCTATTCTTTTATTCAGTACAGTATCACCATCATATTGATTATTATTCTCAGTTTCTATCGTATATTCGCTACTTTCTATTCCTGTTGGTTTTTCAAGCAGACGGTATTCCAGGTTCTTGCCTATCTCTATGGTTTGACCACCACTGCGTAATAATACTTTAATATTTCGATTAGAGATCAAAAGCGTACTCCCTTCCCATGCGTTCAAGCATGTACTTAAATTCTGACGGTGATGTAATCCGGTCCTCAATCGTCATATTTGGATTAAAACTCTTATCAATATTATTTGTCACATACTTAATCATTGTTTTACTATAGCCGCCTCTGCTGCGAGAATCTTTCGTTAAATCGGAATTACCACTGTCAATAACGCCTTTTAAAATATCTGTCCAGAAGCTTCCCTTGCTGTTCGCATGTGGGTTTTCATCTTTGCGGACAACCGCCTCCCCTTCATGCAGATAAGCCAGCATATCCCGTGGGATATACTTACTCCCAACCTTAAAGCCTGGGAAAAAGGCCAGTGGGTCGAGCCATTGCCCATCCTGAATCACAGAGAAGTGCAGGTGCGGCCCGGTAGAATTTCCGGTACTGCCCACAAAGCCAATGACCTGCCCCGGCATAACATTCATACCGGGGGAAGTCCCGACAGCCGACATGTGGCCGTAAAGGGTCTGCATCCCGCCGCCATGGTCAATGATTACCGCATTACCGTATCCACCATACCAACCCGCCGTTGTTACTGTCCCCGGCAGTGCTGCGTAAATCGGTGTACCTTCCGAAGCGCCGATGTCAATCCCCATGTGGTTGGTCGAACCAATGCCACCCGGAGAATCACGCCCACCAAAATAAGAAGTGATTGACTGGCTGTCCGTTGGCCACATCATGCCACCTTCGCCAAAAGCGCCGGAGCCAAAGTTAATGCCCAGCTTCTGCCAAAGCTTTGTCACATCACTGCCCATGGCACTAATCAGCTGTTTCAGGTTGATGTTGCTGAAATTATCCTTGATGGTACCTACAATGTTATCAACGAATTTTAATAGGTTATCACCGTCAAGGCCATTGATCAACCCTTGAAGCATATACTGCCCAATAGAGAACATCTCACGGGACGGTGAGGCAATGCCTAACCCTTCCTTAAATTTGTTCAACAAGCTTTCAACAAGGCTGCTGGCTGCATTGTTCGCATCACCCTGACGTGAATTAATCCCACTGATCAGCTCATTCATTGCCGATACACCGACGTTATAAAGCGCCGATGGAAGGCCGTTCATGATCGAAATCGCCGTGTTTTTCACCTCATTGAACTTAGAGCTTGAAGCACTGCACATCCTGTCTAAAACAGCCGTTATCTGGCTTAGAACACGCTGCCACTGCTGTCCCATCACTGAAGCAAAGCTTGTGGTCAGGTTGTTAATGGTACTGTATATTGTAGTGAAGCGTCCCTGAACCTCACGGGTCATCAAGGCCGCCGTATTAAGCGTGTTTTGCTTAATAGAATTCCATGTCGTTTCTAAAAATGTCTTAATGGCCTGCCATTTCGTTGTCGTGGAATCTGAAACCTTCTGCCATTCAGCGTCAATGTCTTCAGCAATTCCCTTAATAAAGCTGTTGTCCTCTTTTTTAGGCTCCTCAACCTCCAAAGAAAGACTTGTATTAACTTTCTGGCTTTCCACGCCCATAGAAGCCTTAGCGGCCTCAGAAGCATACTTCATGGATACGTCATGTGGAATTACCTGTGTTCCGTCTGGCAGCATAACCAGCTCACCACGGCCACCTTCATTGATCCGGGCAAAGCCGCCCTTGAAGTTATCCGTCCCACGCGCTAAATAAGGAATTTCTGAGATGGTCACCCCAGGAATTTTATTAATCAGACCAACAGCGGCATTAATACCGCCGATGACGCCATTGACAAATCCCTTGACTTGGCTGACCAAGTCATTTACGGCGCTTTCAACACCGCCGAAAATTTTATCAACGAAACCCGTTAAGCCTTCCCACGAAGACCGGATACTATCAAATACTCCTTTAATCGCACCATCAACCCTATCCATGACCGATGTACAAACAGCGTAAATACCATTAAACACCGTTCCGACGACACCGCCAATAAGACTGATAGCACCTGAAATCTTGTTAATCGCATTGGTGATATAATTGGTAACTTTTGTCCAAGTCCCCACGATCAGGTTAACGGCCGTTGCAATAACACCTGTAATAAAGTTAAGGGCCTTTCCGATTGCATCAACGATTAACGCAATAATGTCAGCGATAATCGTTACAATCGGAGTAATAATTGACACAATTAAGTTAATGCCCGCACCTATAAAGGATATAATTAATGATACGTACTGCATCACTGCCGAAACAACATCAATCACAATGCTTAGAGTATTCATGACCACAGGGCCGATCGCTTCAAGAACTGCCATTATCACGTTTAGTACCGCTGTCAAGGCTGGCATAATAGACTGCACGATGTTCATCAGTACCGTAACAATGTTTGCGATCACCGGGGCCAAAGACCCCACAAGCTGCGCAATTAAAGGCGCAATACCAACCACCATCTGGCTGATGAAATCCACAAACCTTGAAAGTACCGGAGCGAGATTAATCAAAGCGGTTCCCAAAGTGTTCATGATCGTCTCACCCAATCCGCTAAAAGCACTGATTGCCTGTTCAATGATCGGACCAACACTCTCAGCAATCTGAGAAAACAAGTTGTTGACCGCGTTTCGGAAGGTTTCGGAGTTGTTGTATAGAACAACCAACCCAGCAGCCAAAGCAGCTACAGCGGCGATGATGATCGGGATCGGGCCGAGGCCGATGGCACTTAAAACAGCTCTAAATCCAGACATTGTCTTTTTAGCAGTATTAAAGCTTTCTTTAAACTCCATTATAGCGCTAGAAATACTTCCAGCAACTTTAAGTGCAATGAAAGACGATGCCAAAGAAGCAATAACGCCTGCAACAGCGTCGCCGTGATCAATGAACCATGTTAGTTTTTCAATGACCTGTGGCATGACAGCGGCAACTTTACCCGCCATTTCTTCAAAAGCCTTGCCAAGATTAGCAATTGACTCTTTCATGGTTGGCAAACCGTTGGCGGCTAACGCTGCTTCGATGGAATCAATAATTGCCTGCATCCCACGGGCACAGGCCGCTACGGCATTGTCAAAAGTTCCAGCCCAGCTTGCACCTGCTTCTTTAGCCGCTCCAGCGACGCTTAAAACACCGTTGGTTCCTTCCTGCATAGCAGTCGAAACTGTGTTAATGAATTCTTCAGCGCTGATACGGCCATAAGATAGATCGTCTTGTACTTCAGCTGAAGATCGTCCAGTCGCCTGAGCGTACATGCCAACGGCATCAATCCCAGCTTCAAAAAGCCGGTCAAGCTGATCCATCTCAACTTTACCTTTAGTTCGCATCTTTGCCAAAGCGTCGGTGACATTCTCAAACTGTTCGTTGGTGCCTTTGCCATAAAAGGAGACGGCATCGCCCCAGATACGCACCTGATCGGTCGCCTGACTGATGTCCAAACCACGAGTGACAAAATTCTGCGTCGCTTTAGCTGCTACGTCAAGGCCGTAAGCCGTGCCTTTTGTGATGTCCTTTAACTGTCCTAAGGCAGCACCAGCCGCCTCAGCATTCCCGGTGATCGCTGTAACCGTTCGGTTAAACTGGTTCATGGTGTCGATACGACCAAAGGCACTGCTAACAGACTGCTTAACCGTGTTAAAAGCAGCGGAAACCGCATTGACAACCCCAACCGATGCAAGCATGGATTTAATACCAGATGAAGCCTTTTTAGTCTTCTCATTAAGAGCGGCTAGGCTTGCTATCGCTCCGGTCGTATCTGCGTCAACTATTACCTTATGCACCTTATCGACCAGTGACTTAATCAAGCCTTTCAGCTTTGACGTTTTTTCCTCAGCCTGCGCCGAGTCCGCTGTCACTGTGGCTTTTGCTTTCATCTGGTTGATAGTATGCATTTGCGACTGCATTCGAGATAAATTAGCATTCGCTGAAACTGTATCGGCCGTTACATATGCACTGGCTTTAGAATTTGTGAAATTCTCAAGGTTTACTTTAACCTTAGAAAATTTAGAATCGAAATCCTTAGTCGAAGCCTGTACTGCGGCTTCTATTTTCATGTTATTTAAAGTTTTAGCTTGCGCTTTAAGCCTGACAAGATCAGCGTCAGCCGCTTCTACATCCGCAGAAACAGATACTTTGGCTTTATTTTTAGACAGGTCTTTCGCCTTACTTTCAAGGCCTTTTAAGTCTTTAGTGGCTTTGTCAGTATCGCTGTCAACTTTGATCTTTACATCTGTTTTTTCAATGTTTTTGGCGGTCTTTTGAACCTTTTTCTCTAGGTCTTTTAAATCTTTCTCAGCTTTCTCAGTATCGATTCGAGCCTCAATGATGACCTGTCCATCGTTTTTTCCCAGTGTCCTCACCTCCTTCGGGCATAAAAATAACCCCTGTACTCGTCTGAGCAAGAGGTTTAATCAACCGTGTATTAACTTTTGGCTCTATCTTCCAATGGAATCACCGCCTTTCATTTTTGGGTATAAAAAAACCACCCTTGTGGATGGTTGATTGACTATAAAATGATGTCACCGTTCTTATTTCGATCAAAATGTTTATTTTGATAATTTTTTTGGTAGTAGATAATAAAATCCTTTGTGGCCGGAATATTTTGACTTTCTACCGATAAGTTTATTGTTTTTATTTCTTCATCTTTATCATAGTAAGAAACAACCATTACTCCAGTTTTCTGATTAATTATTTCAGTATTTTTAGAGTTAATTCCAATAATTGCGCCAACCGGCCCGAACAAAGCTGCGCCAGCAATACCTCGTCCAACAGTGCTTTTTTGTTTCTCGATAATATTATCTTGAGTAATTAAATCAATTGAAATCAATTTACCTATATCAAGCCAAAATGTCTGAAGTTCATTGTCTTTAAAAAGGCCTACAATTTTTTCAGTTATTTTAAGTTTGCTATCTTCAAAAGTAAAAAAAAATGAACTTCTTTTGTCATTTTGTGGTAATCCATTTATTAAGTCTGCTCCAATAAAAGTCTGCTCTTTCTTCTTCCCCACAACGCCACCCCCTTAATAATATTAAGGCTATTATACAACGAAACGGCCATACAATCAACTAAGTATGCAAAAAGAACGCCCGGAGGACGTTCTGAATCTATAGGTTTTTACTTTCTTCGTCAGTTTCTCTAGAAAGCGTATCCAAATCATTTAAAAATTCAAATAATTCATAATCAAGGTATTTAATGGCTGTGGCATAGCATTCGGCATCATTTCTGCCATTTATAATAGAATCACTAATCGCTGAAAGCATACCAGAATACGCTCGCATTCTTTTCAGTAGACGTTCTAAACGAAAAGAAATATATACAATCACACCGCTTAGATCTTTTTGTTCTTCTGAGTCCTGTTCACTTTCCTCACGATTCAATAAAAAATCACCGTAATTTGTTAATTTTTCTTGAAGTTCTTGTTCAGTCATTTCTACGCCACCCACCTTTTAACACCGCTGAAAAATTGATTGATCGCGGCTAAAATGCTGTCTTGATGCTCTGAATGGTTAAGAAGATCAGATAAACGGTTAGTAAACAATGTCTGTTCTACTTCAATGTCTTCTAACCCTGCACACGTGGCTAACAAGGATTCTTGGTAATCCATAAAGGCATTGCTGAGTTGATAGTCTGTTACCATCATGCCACCTCAATAGAAGAATCCACGCCATATTTAATCGCCATCTCTTTAATGATTGCAATATACCCTTCAATAAGCTTTCTGTCCTCGGCAATCACATCTAATTGGTTGATTTTCTCACGTCTTGACTTACTGACACCTTCATCTGCCATACGTCGCTTTTTATAAGTCAACCGCCGGGCTAAATCAACTCCCATGCGTTCATCCAAAAGTTTATAACTCTCGGCTCTTATGGGTTGAATATGCTCATTTCCACCCATTGAATGGGCAATCCTGTTAATAATCTGTGAAGTGCCTTTACGCCAGTCATTTGGCCTGAGAGCGACGACTTCTTTTATTGACTCTACCTTACCATTTAACTGAGTAATACGTTGATCTTGTTCTTTTTGCTTGAGCTCCATATTAATCAACAGACGTAACTCAGGCGAGAGTTCTTCTAAGTGCGTCAAACTTTTTTCCATTTGATTAAAAGCGTCGATATACTTGAGTTTCCACTCGAGGGCTTTCTGTCCAGTGAAGCCCATTGCCAATAATGTGAAACCATCACGGGTGCAGAGATATTCTGGATACCACTGTTTATTTTGTTCATTCTGGTATTTAGTTTCAATAAAGAGGTCAGCTAAATTTTCAGCACACCCCCTAATCAGTTCTTTAATTGTAGCTGTTACATTTTTATGCTCTTTTTCAAAATTTTTAGCCACTTCACGGCTACTGACAACCATTCGGCCTTCAATATTCTGTACATTGATTAAATTTTCCATCATAGTATCCTTTCATACTAAATTCGTTTGAAAGAAAACTCAGTCTGTGATAGAATAGATTTCACAGAGAGTATTTCTCTCGAGGTTTTAGCACTCGTTTGTACTTGGTAGGTTTGACGGGTGCTTTTCTTTTTTCAAATCTTCTGCAACAAGGTCTAAAATATACCCTTTTACTGTTGTATCGTTCTGGACAGCTGCTAATTTTATTTTTTTATACAAGTTGTCCTCTAATTTAAACCCGAGTGTCTTCATCTTTATTCCTCCTTTCGTCATTTTGTTTATAATCACATTATAACACTATTAGTTAGCGGAGTCAATTAAAATATCAACTTTAAGTTATTATTTAACTATTTTGTATACCTAAAGTTAGTTTTTTTGTTTACTTAAATTAATATCAACTAATTGTCATTGTTATTTTATAATTTGTTTGATAAAATAAAAGCACTCATTTAAGGAGGTTTTCCATGTTTAAAAACGAGCTATTTATTAATAGAATAAAACTTCTACGTTCGGAGAAAGGCATCACACAACGGGATCTGGCCGAGGCTTTAGACATTACTGCTGGCACCATTGGAATGTATGAATCAGGCAAAAGGTTACCTAGCCTTGAAGTCCTTGTTAATATGGCTAATTTCTTCAAAGTCACCATTGATTATCTCATTGGCAACTCTGATTCTAGAAGCGGACAAAATGAAACTTTAATCACAGAACTCGGCCTTTCCGATGAATCAATAGATAAACTTATAAGCTTGAAAAATTTTGCTGAATTAAATTTTTCAACAGAATCTTTTGTTTATTTGCTTGATGTAATTAATGCTATGATTGAATCAAAGGGTTTTGAGGAATTTATTAAAAACATCTGCACTTTTATATTAATGAACCGTGATAATTTTACTTCTTACACTGAAAATATAAATAAATCAATGAGGAATGAATCAACAAAATTATCGTCTACAGCATTTCATGATGCTTTTAAAAGCAATTTATCTATATCCCTAGAAAATATAGTTCATGAAGTCGAGCAAGATAACCAGTTATTTAACCCTATCCATATAACCTATACCAATAACGGTGACATTGACGATATTACTTTCACTGATAAACAAGGAAATTTTCGCTCAATAAAGGATGGAAATATAGATATAACTTTAGTCGACATCGGTAATGAAATCAATACATAAGCCAAACCAACGCCTAATTTGCTTGATTCTTGACAATTCGGGAACAACCATCTATAATTTAGACATAGTTCAAAAACTTTCGAGAGTTTTATACGGGGTCTTGCCTGCAAGATGCCGTATTTTTTTATGTAGAAAAGCATCTATAGCTTTATGCCAAGCGTTTTTGTTGCATCAACAGCATCTTCAAGAATATACTGTATAATATCTACACGAAGAGCTTCCTCAGGGAGCTCTTTTTTCAATGTTTCAAAAATTGCTTTTCTTGATTTTTCAATTAATTCCGTTGAAATTTCATAACCATCTTCCGTTTGAAAACCTGAGTAATAGTGATTGTGCATTTTTCCTCCTATATTTCCGTTTAATTCATCTACTTATTCAGACGGGTGGTACCCGTTTAATTGTATAAAAATAACCCCTACATTCCACAGAATGAGAGGTTATTCCTATCACAACATTGTTCTATTTTACTTTATTCCGGTGTATTTTATCCTGAATCAATTGCCATTCTTGCTCAGATACAAGCACAGCATTCTTACCTTTATCATTGATGATCGTAACAGGTGTCTGGCTGTCATTTACTTCATTGATCAGCTGATCCATATTTTTCATGGCGTTTCTAATATCAACGGTTAGCATCGCATTTACCTCACAAGCTTGATAAGTCTATTATAACATGAGAAGCTTTTTGTTTCGCTTAAAACATGGTATAATCTTTTTATAATATTAGGAGGGTTATCATGGATCAAATCACTAGTTTTTTTCAAAATCCAACAGCAACTACCATTTTAACATTTTTATCCGGTGCTATCATTGCGTACATTCCAGCACGTTATAATGCAACAAAACCAATGAAGCTTGAAATTAAGAAACGGCAGTTTGAAGATGTCTATTTACCATTATATAAAACAATCCATAAAACTGATCCTAAACTAATGTCTGATAAAGATAAAAAGACAGTGCTTGATATTATCAAAACTATAACAGAATCTCATATCGAATTAGTATTTCCAACACTTTCTAAACTGCTTTTAACATCGCCGATAATGATTGATGAAATCTATGAAAATATAGATACAGAATACTTATTGCTAAAGAAAACTCTCGGATATCCTTCAGAGAACTTTTTTGCTCTTTTTAAGAGACTTTCACGAAAAGAAAAAGTCTTGATCATAGCTCCATTTATTGCAATTATATTAATTTCAATCATTATAAATACCGTAAAAGGAACTCTTACATTTTTAAACGTTATTGTTTACATTGTGTTGTGCTTAATTGCCTCTTTATTTATTCTTTTTGTCGATAAGTTGATTAAATTTTTTGACTCTTTTTTTTAATGTGGCCCCTCCCTTGTTTCGATCAGAACTTTATTCAGACTTGTTGTGCTTATCAAATGCCATGATTGTTTCATGTAACGCTTCTCGATAGCATTGGTCAATCGAATCAATGTACTTCATTATTTCTTTTATTACTCTTTTGAAAACAAGCGTATTCATAACAAAAGATAGTATAACTGATATCAAAATAATAAAAATAGTATCCATATTATTTCCTCCAAAAGACGCTACTTAATTTCATTAAGTGGCGTCTTTGTTTTTACAAGCGTTTCGATCGGCAGCAAATGGCCGCTACAGCATTCTTCATTTTCGAATGCTTCTATACAAAGAGTTGCATTTCCATACAAAATTCTTTCCAAACGTGAAACACGGCGTTTTAAGTCACTTATTTCTTTATTGATTTTTTCTTTTTCAGCCATCTTACCATCGATGACTGTTATTGTTTCCACACTTTTACCTTCATTCGCCTGTTTTACCTCAATCTCATTTCCTTCTAATGTTATTTTCATTGATTACCTCCTGTTATTCTTCCATTGCAGCCAAATAACTAGCAATATCGCCACTTTCCTGAATCATTTTGAGAAATTCTTCATCAGCCTTTCGATCAGAATCGCTTCGCTTGTCTAAATCCCATATCCGGTGCATACGTCTTATTTCAGCCTTTTGTTCCTTACTCATCCAGTTTTCTTCTTTTGCGCTTCGATAGCCCATGATCTCTACAATCCGAGCATCTTTGCGCAGACCTTTGAACATGGCCATAAACTGCCACCAGTGCAGATATGAAATCTCGTACAGGTCAACCTTGTATTGGTCTAAAAAAGCCGCATAAATATACGGCATATCTTTCTTGAGGTCAACGACACGAATATCTTCCTGTTCTGCTGCCTCGTTCTGGATAGATTCAGCATCTTTTCCGCAGGAATAAAAAGAGACGATGCTCTCAACTGCTGCGTTGATGTTTTGAGGAATACCACCGAAATAAAGTTCAAGCGCACGAATCCACTTATCATCATCGGCCAGATCTGATTCCATCAGCTCAGCAAATTCAACGGACACACGATAGTCAGAATGAATGTAATAATCGGCGCCGTCAATCTTAACGATACTCGGCAGTTCTCCTTGGAATTCCCAACTCATGGATTGCCCCCGCTTCTGAACTTACAGAATTTTTCATTGCACCTTCAATCTGTGCTTTCTTCTCAGGACTCAGTTCAACCACTTTGTTTTCCTTAGCCTGTTCTTCTGCTATTTCGGATTGGAAAGCGTTGATTTCGTCAATTAAATACATCAACAGATCGGCTTCTTCCATGGCATCATAACCTCTGACTCCAAAAATTTCGTCAAATTTACCTTGACCAAGGATTAAATCAATGCCTTTTTTGCATTCTTTTTCAACCTCTGCAAACATTTCATTAAAATTCGTGGTATCTTCAATTTTTTTCATTGCGTTATTAAGGTTTTTTTCAATTTCCTCTATTGTTCGGATAAGCGTTTCATTATAGGGACGTTGAAAGACTTTTCCCTCAATATCAAACTTAATAAGCCGCTTTTCACCAAATTTAAATTGTTTCATACGTATCCTCGCTTTCTAAATTCATCTCTTCCATAGGTGTTTCCGGTTCCGCCGCCGGTTCGTCCGGCACTGTGGTTTCCAGAGATAAAGAAGCCACAGCCGGACTTTCAACAGGAGCACTTCAAGCCGCTGCTGTGAACTTCTTGGCTTCGATGTCAAACTCTCCGTCAATAAAGTCACCGCACTGGTATAAGGTACCGGAGACCTTCTGCACTTCCAGGGATTCACCGGAAATATCCGTTACCTCAACGGCACATCTGAATTTACGGGCTGCATAAGTATTCGTCTTACTTTCACCCGTGATTTCTTCAGTCAGTTCGACACGGATATAATCAACTTCCGCATCTTCACCTGTTTTCTGGTTTCTGCCAATTTCATAAAGCATTTTATTAGCCTTATCGTCCACAATACGGTCAGATTCAAACGGGAATGACGGCTCGTAACCCGTCACAGTAGACGATGCCGCTTTGTCATGCACATACCCTTTGGTATCTACCTTAGGGGAAGGACTTTCGTCTAACTTGTTAAAGCCACCCATTAAAGCCCACTCTTCCGCTTCTCCAGTGCCAACATTGATAAAATCCAACGTGTCAAAACGCATTGCTTTTTTCATAAATTATTCTCCTTTTTCGCTATTATTTTCTATTATTCTTGGCTGGTAATACACAAGTCTGCACTGGACTTGATACCTCGCCTTATTATTTTTTTCGCTGAATACATATGGGACGGATTCAGCCGTTAGTTTTTCGGCTACCCGTCCCTCTCCGAGTTCCGGCAACTTCCGGAACATTGTTTTTTCTTCCAACCATCGAGCAAACTTCTCATAGAACCCCAGGTTGTCAATATTGTTCAGAACATCCTCGCCATATGGCTCCTTACTAGCAAAGAGAAAAACAAACTGCCGGGTAGTGCATCCATCGGTATAGCCATCAATGATTTCTTCTGCTGGCACACTCTCGATCACATACGCATCGGTCTGATCCGACAGATAATTGACGCCAATGCCCTTGTAATACTCCGGCAGATGGGGACATGTTTTTATAAAATCTCGCACAATCTTAATAATTGGATCGTTCATTCACTTTTCCTCCTGCGACTTTTGCGACACTCTTTAAAATGTCGGATTTCTGGTCTATCCACATACGGACAATCCAGTTATTCCCACGCTTTCCGGAACCGTCCTGCTGAAAATTAAAATTATTCGCAGGATTCCAGACACGGTAAGCATAGATAAATCCCCGGTTCGATGCCGAATAGATCAGCACGCCAATGAAAGGATTGAACAGTACCGTTCGGATAAGGTTTCCTGTATCCTTTGGCGTGTACGGTTCAGCTTTGGCGTGGATCTGCTTTTGCAGTGTTTTTACAGCCTCGCCGCCTGGGTTCAGATTGCGCCTTTCCAAAATTGTCTTTGGAGCGTCCATTTTTACAGTGCACTTAAAACCCATTATTTCGCACCAATCATCCAGTGGTCAGCCTTAGAATCAAAAAACCACGGGGTAATTTCAAACACTAGAAGGGCTGGAAATCGCTCGAAAATGTCCTTTTCCCTCGCCCCTTCTTCACCTGTTATATCAAACGCAATATCTCCCGGCACCACAATATCGTTTTTTTGGAAGGTAAATCTGCCTGATCGGTCGGTACCTTTTGCTGTCCATTCCTTCGGTGTACAGAACACTTTCCCTTTATCAGCGGTCACCGCTTCAGGAATATAAATTTTAGTGTAATCCGCACTTTCAATCTCTTTATCGGTTAGGTTTTGGACACTTTTTCCCTGCCAGTTTACGCCATAGAGATTTGTTCGATAATACAGCCTCTTATCGGTTATATAATCACGATAAATATTGTAGATGGTAAGATTTGTGTCAAACATTTTTCTCTCCTAAATCAGGCGGGCACTTGCTTTAATCTGTACCCGCTCTGCTTCACTGCCATCCGACGGAAGATAGTTTAATTTGCTCAAGATTTCCTCAAAACGGTTGTCTCGATATGAAAAGGTAACTTCACCAACCCTTTCAGATGCCGTGTTGATATCGACCGAAAGCATCGCTTTCACAAGCTCTTTATTGACTACTTTCACAATATCCGACACAGGTTCTCCAACAGATAATTTGTAGTATTTGCAATGTCCATCGATCATATCTTTTGCCGCCAAAGCAAAGTTAAGTAGTGTTTTATCCAGATACTTGTTTGCCTTTGGCCCAATATAATCTTTTATTTCCTCAATGCTCGCGTATGGCTGCTTTTCTTCTGGCATATCGTCACCTACTCAAACAGCCCGGTTTTAAGCAGCTTTTCCTTTAATTCTTCCTCAACCTCGACTGGTTCGCCTTTCTTATACAAAACACCATTGCTCAAGAAAGAAGCTGCTCTCGTAAGAACAACGATATTGAGCGGGTGCTTGAGTTTTGGTTCCAGTTCTTTTTCCTCTTGTTTTTCTTTAATTGTTTCTGGAACAACTTCTTCCACTGGAAGCCCAGCCTGTTCTTCCAGTATTACTTCTGCTGGGCTTTTGTCTTTCTTTTCATCAGCGGTGATCTTATGTCCCGCTTCTACCTTTTTGGCCGCCATTCTGTTACCTCTTATTCTGTGCGGTCTTTGCTGACAACCACCACATCAGGGTTATGGATTTCAAAGTCACAGTCTGCCAGAAGGGTGTATTCATGTCTTAATTTACGCGGCACCACTTCATGGTAAGTCTCTAAGCTGCCGCCATAAATACCATAAGCAAGGTTTTTGTATGGAGTCAGCATTCTGTAACCTTCCGGCAGGAATCCAACAGGTACAATTTCAAAACCATTATAGTTTACATTCTGGCCGCTAATTAGGACAGAATCACCAAGAGCGGTATTTCTTTCGACCAGCTGATTCTTATATTTTCTGTTTTCTGCATGGGAAACAAAGATTTTCAGTTGGCTTTTATCTTCCTGACGGTACATCTGGAAATACTTACTCGGCATCTGAGACAGCATTGCGTCAAAGATTTTGATCATATCACCATTTAATGCTTTGGAGTCATGTTTATGGGTGCCTGAGTCACTTTCACAAATCTTAATCCAGCCGTCGTTAATAGATAAAAAGTCCTTGTCACCGCTCGATGTGTCCGATTCGTCGCCGTTAAAGGCTAAATCGACGGTGTCATTTGCGAACTGCTGGGCAAATAATCGAGCTAAAGTTGTATTGGCTTTTTTGCCTTCAATATTTTCCTTCATAAACTGGAAAGTAATATCGTATGGCATAATTACACCAACAGCGGAAAGTTCTCGCTGATCTGTGGTGAAGGTACCGGTTGCCGCATTATCCTGATTTTCTTTCTGTTTACGCATGGCACGCTTGTTAACTTCTCCATATTCCAGGGTACGTCTTGTGCTCTGCATGGTAATCATGTCCACCCTGTTCAAGAAAGGTGAGTAATCACGCATAAAAGTAATAAACTGTCTGGACTGTTCGGGATTCATTTTCCCGCCTTTACCTAATACTGCGGTGTCGATAGCGGCTTTAGACATAAGTGTTCTGTTATTCATCATCGTATTCGTTCCTCCTCTTACTCTGCTACAAAGTAGCCATCAAAAATATCAGCTTCTTTTTCAATCACTTTTGGATCTTCCGCCTCATCACTCTTAGCAATTCCACGGGATTTTTCAATGCCGGAAAGGCGCTTTTCCATATCTTCCAAAGTACCGCCGACGGCTTCTTTTACGATGTCCTTAATGCTCTCAGCCATTTCTTTGGCATCCATCTCTACTTTTACGGTATTGGAAACTTCTTCCGGCTGTTCTTCTTTTTCAATCGCTTCGATTTTTTCATTCAGCGGCTTCACCACTTCTTCGACTGTGCTTTTAATAACTTCCTGTAATTCTTCTTTGTTCAATTCTTCTTCCTCCTTTTGAACTATCTTTTCACTATCCTGCTTCATAAAAAAGGCTTTCACATGTTCAAAAAAACTTTTTTCGACAGGCTCTTTTTCTTCTTCCGTCAACTCGGTATCTTCTTTGTAGATAGCAATTTCCTGTTTATTTGCACCTTTTTTTACCAGCGAAATATAATCTACGTCAATATCTTCCATTTCGCCGGGCACTATTTTCTTTTCAGGCATGTTCTTCTCCTTCCTGTTTAATCGTAGCTGTACCGCCGATTGAAAAACCGGTGATATCCCCCTTAACGATCTCAGTCCATGTGGTTTCATCACTTACTTCAATTGCGGCCACCCAGTCGCCGGGTTCTGCGTTAATATCTTCTACGGCAGCTTTGGCAATATAGCTCTCAAGTACAACACCATATCCAGAAACACCGTTGTGCTGCTTGTCCACTCCTGCGCTTTTCTGTACTTTCTTTGGCCTTTGTAACTTTCGGTTAAAATTGTGGCAAGCCTTTTTAACTTCTGCCTCTGTGGCCCAATTATGATCGGTATCAACAAAATCGGTCGGTTTTCCATTTTCGTCAAACGCCCTGGACGCCTTGTAAACTACGCCGTACACGATACGTTCTTCATTGTCGATTTTTGCGATCGGCATCGTGACATTCATTCTTTCCAATCAGTTCACCTCATTTCTGTATAAAAATAAGACCATAACCCCGGCCTTAAGGGAGATAATCGGATCACCAGCCTTTCTAAGCTTTGGCATACAAGGATTCAAACATATCCGCTTGCATCTGTGTCAGCTCGCCACTGCGGTCAATCAGGTAACGGCCAAAATCGGTTATGACCATAGGACCAGATTCTGGCTTATACACCAGAAAATAGTTTTCTTTGTCGATGCTGACCTGACACTTGTTTTCCTTTGCCAGCTCAAGATAATTCTCTTTTGTTATCTTTTCGGCCTTAACCATTTCCGGCTTGCGTGCATAATCTCTCACATTATCCTTTCTCCTTTCCCCGGGTATAGTCGATCCAACACCGGCAGCGGATAATATTTCCAACGGTCCCTTTTGGATCTCCGGGATAGCGCAGGCTTTCACCGTGGACAGTGAAACTCCCCAAAATGGGCACTGTCTGCCCGTTGGCTACCCTGTGCCAGTCTCTTACTTTGTTATCCCCGACGGTGCGCCATGTTTTTTTGGTCATTCCTGCAAGAATGGCTGCATAATATCGGGCGGTGTTGGCTGCTTTAATGGCTTCTGTCTGGGCAATGGTTCTCGCCCGGCGCTTCACTTCCTGGATAAGCTTTATAATCTGTTCCTTAATCAGATCAAGCACTTTTCCGATCTCTAAAGCGAGGTTATTTCTGAGTATCCGGTAAACCAGATTCCAGACCATTTCTTTTGTTGAAGTATTGAGGATTCCGGCAATGGCTTCTCTGTATTCTTTTGCCCATTTTTCGGCCTTTTTCTTAGCTTCTAGCTTCTTTTGTCCGTCAAATTCTTGATAGGCACTTTCCAAAATGGCTAAATATAACGGTTGAGCAATATCCGACAGGGTTTTACCGATGTTCTGATTACTCACCCAGATAAAGGCTACAATGGTCTCAGTCAGCTCCAGAATCTTCTTTTGCTTTTCCTCATCGGTCAGCTCTTCGTTCTCTGCTTTGGCTATGCCGGCAGCATATTTTTTTATCGGATGCCTCTTTAATGTTTCCAGCTTCTTAAGCGTGGCTTTGTATTGCGCTTCTAACGATGGAGCCGCCGCCTGTTCCATTGCTTCGACTGCGGCCAGCAAGCGCTTTTTATCCGCGTCGGAGTAGCCCGTACCAGCAATAAAAGTCTTGTTCTCTTTGTCCAGTTTTCGGATCGCCGCCTCACACGCTTTTAAAATCTGTTTAAGAACTTCTTTATCCATCCTCATTTATTTGTTCCTCACAAGCTTTTTTAAGGGCTTCCAAACCGTCAAGGATTGTTTGTGTGTTATCGGCTTTTTCCACTTCCTCACGGTCGCTGACAGGGCTATTCTCTGTATTCTGGCTTTGCTTTTCCATCATCTTAAGATAAATCGGCAGCGGGATATTTCCCCATTCCTCTTCAAAGGGCTCTAATTTCTTGCCAAGCACCCGGCCTAAAGCGTCCAGAATCGCATTCGGTGTCGCGGCGCCGGATTCCGCATAGCTTTTTACAGCAGTAGCGACGGCGCTGTCATCCGATATGGTCGGTGAGGCAAACCGCAGGCTGACACTTTGAATATCCAGTGCATTCTTGAGCAGATTATTAAGCTTTGTTTCGAGTTCCTCACGTTCCGGCTGAAAAACCTGTTCCTCGGTGACCTGCCGGGCAGTGTCTGCCGTTGCCCGGGTGTAATCCTGGCTTTCTCCTGTATAGAGCGGTGGCAGCCTAAAGGCTGAACGGATATGGTCACGGTTGTTATTACAGTAATTCTGGAAAAGGCCGTCCTCCTGAAGCATGGTCGCCAATGGCTTAATGTCGATGGATACCTGGGATTTCGTATCATCCCCCATCATTTTCACCTCACCCTCGTTACCCTCCGCTTCAAGGATCAGCCATTTATGTTGAGCGTTCTTCCCTTTGCCTTCCTCCAAAGCTTTAGTGCTGGCTTCGGTCAGCTTGCCGTTCTGCACCAATATTGCCGAAGGTACGTGGCGGCCATCCTTGAAATACTTGTAATTCAGTTCAGCCGCCTCCCGTGAGCCGACGATATTCAGGAGCTGCCCCATAATCCTAGGCAGACCATAGGGCGTATAGGAACAGTAGATATTAAAAAAGATGATGCTGGACGCTTCATCTTCGCTGTTTTCGATATTATAGGTGTATTCCCCTGTCCGGCAGTTTAGTGTCCGGGGATCGCCGAACTCTTTGAAATAGACTTTTTTCTCATCGATGATCTGGACGAACTTTCGGAACTTCTTTTTGATCGTGGATTCAATCTCGTTCCCGTTATCGTCCTTGATTTTCCATGGTACCTCTACAGACCTGTCCTGTTTTTTACACATACGCACCTGGTGAGCTGGGACGTGTGTAAAACCTGCAGGTTCACCCGTATTATTTTCAACTACTTCGATACAGCCGTAACCGATGCTTTCCCGGTCGACAATGACTTTTTTCATGACTGAGGAAAAGCTTTCGTCGAAATTGCAGTATTTGATCAGATTTTCCATCTTGATCTTTTCGGCGTCAATGGGCTTTTTCTCTGCGTCGCTCAACTTTTCATAATCCACGTCGCTCTCAACATTGACTCCAAAACCAACGATGTTTGTCTTGTAGGCATCAATGAGCTGCTGAAGAATATCCGATTCCTCGGTCAGCCTTGCCAGCTGCTCCGGCGTGTAAAGGGGCTCTAAAATATCGCTGTCGCCATAATAATCTTTGAAGGCATCTTCGGCCATTACTCGGCTTTCCATGACCGTTGTTCGGCCAACAGCTTTAGCGACAACATGGTTTTCTCTGCTGGATTGACTGGGTATTGTTTTTTTATTGTTTCGTTTGGTCATTCGCTACTCCTTTTTATTTATGATCACCGGCATACAGGCCAGCACCACAGCGTCAGCCCTGTCAGGGGATTTCACGCCACGCTCTTTCATAGCCTTTTTAGATTCAAGACGGATTTTTCCGTTGGACTGGATAAAATATTTTCTTGTTGTCATTTGTCCGACTAGGTCTGAATCGTCAGGCAGTTTGACACTGCTTTGCTGCATTAAGTCTCTTACGACCGACCACATGTAAGTCACAATGTCGTCATAATAATGGGAATCTTTCACTCCTTTAGGCACTTTTGAAGCGAAGTTGACCGGAACAATGACCAGCCAGTCTAAGCTTTCGTCCCGCTTAATCTCCATAAGACGGTCAGTAACGCCGCCACCAAGGCCCGTATCGTCTATTTTTACAATAACGTGCTTCACTGCGGGATATTTTTCATGCAGCATTCTGCTTAATCTAAGCGTATCACCAACTGTGGCCATCAGGTCTTGACCATGCCGCACCTGTAAAGGCAATGTCAGGTTATCCAGTTTGGTGACAATGACGGTTTCATCATCTCCAAAACGGGCAACGTCCACGCCGATATTGATGCTTTGAACTTGATGGTTCTTTTCTTCTTCCTCTGTTTTAAACAGCTCCAGATCAACCGCAGCTTCAACGAGGGTAATCGGCATAAAGACATCATCTTCCTGTTTTGGAAACTCGCCGTATACACGCACCCGCACAACATTACTGTCTTTTCCATACTTGCGGATCAACGATTCAATGTTTTTCTTGTTGGTGCGTTCTGTTTCCATGCTGTTAACACGATGCACTCTGTAATCCGCCCGGTCGACGGTATGACTGTCATAAAAAGTGCCGCTTGTTTTGGTCGGATTGCTGCATAACAGCAGTTTATTGTTATCCCCGGACAAGGTGCCGAGAATCGCCTCCATGATCGGTTCAGCGACCCCGGAGGCTTCATCGACAATGAACAGCATGTTATCTTCATGGAAACCCTGCATATTTTCGGCCTTAGTAGCTGTTCTTGCTACCGCGAACCAGCGTTTTTCACACCCTAACATATAGACGTAGGTTTTTGTCCATTTCAAAATACTTCCCAGAACAGGGCTTTTTTCCATCCACTTTGCGATCTCAGACCACAGGACATCGTTCAGCTGCTGCCGTGTCGGCGCTGTCGCAACGATACGCGGATAAGGGAAACAGCATAGAAACCAAAGCGCGATTGCCGCTTGAAAGGCGGTCTTACCAACACCCTGACCTGAGCGTATACTGACCTTAGGCGATTCAGAAACATCTTTCGCTGCTTCTTTTTGCCAGCTGTCCGGCTCAAACTGCAGCACCTCTCTGAAAAATAAAACAGGATCAAGGCGGTATTCCTTAATCCTGTTCCTAAACCTCTGCATACTTACTTTTTTACTCATCATCAGCACCTATAACGGCTTCCATCCAGGCTTCGGCTGTCGTTGATTCTTCCTGCTTTAACTCCTTGACGATATCACGCCACTTATCAGGCCGCCGGTTCTTTAACCAGAAGCAGATCGCCCCTGTATCCGGCGGGACAAATTTAGTAACAATCTTTTTATGCTTTTCCTCTTTTCCGTTTGAGTCCGTTTTGATTTCGGTGGTTACCTCTTGGTACTCAAATCCCTTTGCTCTTTTAAGCAAGGCATTCTCAACTTCATAGTCCACAACCTCTTTACCTTTTTTTAAGGACTCAAAAAATTCAGGGAACCGGTTTTTCCAGTTGTTTAAGGTCTGTTCTGAAATGCCGATGTTATGGGCTATTTGTTTATCTGTCAGCCCGTCTCTGGCCCACCCTTCTACTACGGTAAGCCCATCTTCTTTTATCCAATTTTGGAACTTACCTTTTGCCACTAACTCACCTCTTATAAAAGATTTTTCTTAATCAGTTGCCCGATTATTTTTTCGTCGATCGGTACCGCAATTAAAGTGATCACCAGTTGTGATACCGTGACACTTAAAAACGACAACCAAATGGGGACTGATCCAACAATATACAATTCTAAGGATACAAAAACACCCGATGTCAAAGAAAATAAAATAGAGCATATGTAAGTATTTTCAATTCGTATGATTATATAGTATGCAATAATGCCAATTATTAAGCCAAAAATCACATCAATAAATCCCAAACTTGAGAAAGCATTGGCTACTATCCCACCAATGATACAGCCAGGGATAAATTTTTTATTTATAAATGGCATCACGCAAATTATTTCAGATATTCTGAATTGTATAAAACCATAACTAATTGGATTAATCATTGTCAACAAAACATAAAGTGCTGCAACCATTCCGGTTAGGGTCAGCATTCTTGTCTTTTCTTTCCTAGTCATATGCTCTCCATTTCCGGAAATACTCTTCTTGCATTTCCATGGCTTGCAAATAACTCTGATAGCATACTTCATTACGGTTTGTTTTAGAAAATTCTTTTTTAACTTTATTTTTACCTATTCTTCCAAAAAGAGCTTGTTGTTTCCAAGAAGAACTGTCGACAAAGTCAAACGGTACTTTGTCCAATATGTTTCTCCTTGTCATACCAAGGCAATGAATTTTGCAATCATTCTTTTTTGCATATTCATAAAAAAGCGCATACTGTTCATCTTTAATGTCACCATTTCTGAAACCAGTAATTGCAATAATCTTTCCTGCGTACTTATGGCACATCTCTTTAAAATCTTTTATTCCCCTGTTTTTATGCCAAACCGGTATGATTTTATCTGATACACTTTCAAGAATTTTCCGAAGTTCTAATACCGCTTCGTATCCTATAACCACATCAACATCCATTTCAAAGAACCCTAATTTTTTAGGGGTGTCATTTTCCTGAATCCACCTTGCATATTTTTTTGTATATTCAATCCAATCAACTTTTTTCCCTTTTTGAAATGAATGTGCACCACTGTCAATGAGTATTTGCTCTGACTGTTTTTCAATAGCTTTAAATCGATCTTCATTGAGATAAAAAAATGACATGAGGTTCCATTTTAATTTTGGAATTCTTTCTAAAATATATGGACAATCATTGCCGCTCTCAAGAGCACTTAAAAATATTTTCATCAGAAAAGCGCCGCACTGCCTGTATATCCACATTCGGGGCAGGTGCATGTCCTTTCCTTTGGTTCCTCATAATCTTCCAGTGAACCTGATGGCGATTCAAAGCTTAAATCAATCGCCTGGAATCCAAAATTTTCCATATCCAGATCAAGAATACCATTTAATTCTTCCTCCAAAAGTTCAAAATCCCAGTTGGAAAATTCTGATACTTTGTTGTCCGCTAAACGAAACGCTTTAATTTGCTCCTCCGAAAGATCGCATATCTTGATACAAGGAACTTTTTCAATTTCTAATCGCTTAGCCGCAAGAATCCGGGTATGCCCTGCAATAACTTCATCTGTCTCAGAAATTAGAACAGGTACTCTGAACCCAAATTCCTTAATACTGTTCATCACAGGTTCAACAGCAGCTTCATTGTTTCGTGGATTATTCTGATAAGGTATTAAATCCGAAACATTTCTCATTTCAATTTTCATTTAGTCCTCTCATACCATAATAAAGAGCGTCCACAACTTTTATTATGGGAAAAGACCGGGGCTTTGTGGTGTCTTCCACTTTTCTATAATTAAAAAGCACCGTATTTCTACGATGCTTTTAATTTCAAAAGGCGCTTACACGCCATCAGGAACCTTTTCTACACTTGCAGATAGGCTATTTATACAATCCCCGAACATACTTATATCAATACCAGAGAGGATTATTCAAAATATTTTAAGGAGATGTATTTTGCTGCGTGGGGACGCAGCCATTCGGAATGTTCAGGGATTATATACATTTTTGGTACCGTCAAGTCTCCGGAGGTGATCAAGTCTCAGCCGATCATTAGATCGAACTTTGAGCCTGTGACGGTCTTGCTTCAGTTTTAGCCAGCACGGTCATAACCCGCCGGTTTGTCGCTGTAGCTTTTTTAACTAAGTCTAATAATATCACGTTAGAAACAGATAAACAATTTCACTTTCGTGTCATTTTCATATCACTTTCATATCATTTTTGTGTCACACTATAAAATATACTGCGAAATCCGGTCAAGTGTTTCAAAAGTGTTTTTGATTGTCCGATTCACGGTTGATACGCTTAAATCAAAATTCTCTGCGATCTCCTCGACCGTTTCTTGATCAATATACCGTTTCTCTACAATCCCTCGAGCTTTTGGGTTCAAGACTTTTAAAAGTTTGTCAACGGCTAATACAGCTGACTTTGCTTTCTCCATGGTATTGGTGTAGGAAAGAATAAGATCGTCCTCCATACGGTCTATGACAGACCTTTCCACGCCGCTTTCATTCCCTTTTCCTTTTGGCGCATGAGATAAAGTCTGCGTCATGGACGGGAGCATATCCACTTTTCGGTTTTCGATTAGATTCTCACATAACACTATTTTTGCCTTGTTATTCCAGTATTCTTCAAACATCTTCTTGGTGTCCATCTTTACCTCACTTGCTTTAGATTCTATTTTCCCCTATAATAGAGCTACGGATTGCTTGCGGAAAATCGCAAGTGGGGTGTGTCGAAAGACGCACCTTTTTTGATACCGGCATTAATGTCGCTTGCAGTCTTCTTTTTTATTTATCTGTCTTTCAAGAGCTTCGTTTTTTTCATGTATTATTCCAAGATGATAATAATGATTAAACAGGTATTTGCTGAATCTATACTCAATAAAAAATCCGAGTATCAATCCCAGAGCGAAACTAATCAAATTAACCATGATACACCTCTTGTATCGCACCTTTAATATATTCTTCAACAACATCCAAAGCTGCGTCATTAAAACAATGAGAAGTGCAAGGATTAAGTTTTTTTAGTTTACACCGAAACCTGTTGCAGTATTTTTCCTTAGAATCACAGAACCTGCAGTTTGCACAGGTTCTGTGTACAGCTTTTATTCTGTTTGCCATGCTTCTCTTACCTCTGGCAAATCAAACGCGATGTCGCTGTAATAATAGATCTCCCACAAATCCTCAAAAACTTCTGGCAATTCCTCGTGAAAGTATTTGAGTAACGCTAATGCCAGTTCCCTGATCTGCGGATGTGCCGCTTTCTGGCATCGCTGTTTGAAAAAGTGGCGCCACTCCCTTAAATTGGCGGTCATAACTACTTCTGTTTTAAGACTATTTGGCAGCACTGCCCGGGCTTCTTCTGGTTTACAGCTTGATTCAAGCATTTTACTATAGAGATACTCAACAGCTTCCATAGCATCTTTCCAACGCGAATAAGCATTAATTCCGTTGCTATCTGTCACACTACTATTTTCGTCTAAATAAGATGGTTCGATTACGATTAATTCATCTTCGTAATTGCAGTATCTCGTACTTTCCTGACTGTAGGAAGCCAACCGGTGCCTTACAATTTCATGGCTTACTCCACGATCACAGATGAATTTAACGGTAATGTTTTGGTGTTCAATTACCGATTCATGACCGGATTTAACAATTCCCTTAATGAACCGGGCTGCTGATTCTTCCGTTATCCTGTCCTCGGACTTATAGCATGTTCTGCCGCAGCGTTCTAACTTTTTTAAAATCTTATCGTGGTCGATTTCTTCCATAATTTCAATATAAGGTTTAATAATTTTCATAACTCCTTCTTTCTCTGGTTTTGCCAGTAATTTGTTTATATTGGCCTTCCAACTTCAGCCATTGCAAAAATGACTAGAATTAAGCCCCACAAGCACCATGCGCTTTTCGTTACCCATGCGCAAAAACCTATTGCCGCACACCCAAAAATCATAATGCATATCAAACAAAGATAATACCAACCTACTTTATTCACTTGTTAGCTCCTTCCATATGTCATCGTCCGGGATAACATCTTTAAAATTCTCCTCTTCACAGATTCCCGTTCGGTCGTAGGTGCGGAACTGGTAGAGAATGCAATCTTCGCAGTGGTTCATTACACCGCTCCTTCCCGCAGCTCCAGTAGCAAAGCCGTTTTCCTCTCTCCACCAAATCGGCTCTTCCCGTTGCTTATCCACACAGATCCAACAGGTGCGGTTGATGCACCAGGTAGAATGCTATAATCCGGCGGCATGTGGTGATAGACTTTAACATTGTGACGCTTACTGAATTGATTTATTTTTTCTAGCATGGCTTTTGTTTCTTTATCCATTTTCACACTGCTCGCTTACCCTTCCCACGGCTCCGGCAGCTCCCGCCAGGCTAAAACGTCATAAACTACGATATTACATTTCCGCTCTCTTCCAAACGCTTCACCATCCCAAAACGCAAAATCGATGTATTTCTGGGCATCATTTTTGGTTATGAGGTATGTTTTAGCACGCTCTCCATCTTTTAGTTTCGGCGGCAAATCCCCCTCAGCCACAACATGCCATTTCGTGTCTGTTGTTTCTGTTAACGGGCACCACTTCTTTCTTATTACACATGGTATTGATTCTACGCTTTCACATATTTCTCTGCCCCATATTCCAAATGCAGCGCAATTGGCACCGCCGGAAGACTCTTCTATGCAAAATCGGCAGTCTAAGCAGCTTCTGGGCATTTCCATATCAATCTGTACTGGCATTGTTCTGCACCTCAATATTACTTAATGTTTTCTCTGTCAAAATTAACGTTCGATAAGTGTCAATACCATCCTGAATAATATATTTATTTTCATCCCCAATAGTCACTTTTGTTAAGCCATATTCGGTATGTTTAAAGTTGTCTATCTCATGCAGTACATTATCCTTATCAATATACGCAAAGCAATAAACTGACTCCTGTCTATTAACACCACCAAACCGATTTGTATATGTTTTTATGTAACGACTCACCGAAACAACTTCATATTCGGATGTTGTTGGTTCTGGTGGTTTGTGTTCCTTTAAATCGCAACCAGAAAATAGGAATAGTGTCAAAATAATTAGAGTTATTGGGGGTAGATTTTTAATTATCTTTGCAATACTCATTTTTTCCCTCCAACGCTTCCTCGAACCCTTCTCTTCGCCCCACTGTAATATCTGTGATCTCTTCTTCAAGCCACTCCAATTCATGCAGATTTTTGCATTCATCGAATAACTCATCAATGAACAGCATAAATTTAAGATAATCAAGACAAAGCTTTCCATCCTCATTTCTGTATATCATTTTCATCTTTCTTCCCTCCGTTCTCCCCAACTGCAAAAATCATCATAGGTCATTTGTTGGTCTTGCATAAGAATATTTGGGTTTCTGCAATTTTCTGGCTCCCAGTAAACACACTCCCCGCAACGCACAATCTCTGACGCGCGGGTGTTCCAGCTTTCGATAGCCGCTTTTTCATTTCCATAGGAAAAACCAACAGAACCTTGACAACCATATTTATCACAATGAGGTTCAAAACAAGCTGGCTGCCGACAAATATCATATCTTACTTTTATTTCTGCTTCTCCCCCGCAGAAGGGACATCTCTTTAGTTTTGTCATGCTTTGACCTCTAATCTTCCTGATAATTTAAATAAACACCCTGAATATTTTCACAATTTTTTGTTGCACGAGGAATTTCAAAAATACCGATTGTTTTATGAGATTCACAATCTGGTATATCGCCCTCCCGTAATACAAAGAATTCTAGGTTATCATCACAATCTTTTAAATATTCTTTAATCTCTTTTATTTTCATTTTTCTATCTCATTTCGTTTATTCAATTGTTTTAACATCTACAGGAAACCACATATCTGGATTGAAATTAAGCGTGTACCTATAATTGCTGACATCTTCATACCGTTTCTGCTCAACTGTGTAGGTAACATTATCGCTTAACCCGATAAGGTGTTTCTGATATTTTCCATTTTCGTCTTCAACGACGACTTCCAGTTGATTGTCTGCGGTATCCGCATAGATCGACAGTTTTCCGGTCATTTGGAAGAGCACGTCCCCCTGTAGGCAATTGATTACCGTCAATTGTCTTACAACATTGAAGTTATCTGCCTCTTGCGATAAGTTCTCTGAAACCTTATCTGCTTGCGTACAACCAGCCACGCCCAATAATGCAATTAAAATCGTAATTGTGATTAATAGTTTTTTCATTCTTCTGCCTCCCAATGTGCATCAATTTTATCCCACACCCACTCTTCAAAATAGCAGTCGATATCTTCTTTGCTCATATCATCCGCCATTTCAACGACTTCGCTTACTTCTGAATTTGCCATTCCAGTTGATATAATCATTTTTACTTTTTTCATTATTTGAACTCCATAAAATATTTTTCTATTGCTTCTTCTGGTATTTCTAACCAGTCCCCTGGGTCACCGTTCTGTTCAAGATGTACGTAATTATCAGGTCGTTTCTCATGTGTTTCCACCCAGATTGTGCCCAACTTGACGGGAGGAATTTCTCTATCATCAAATACAAGTCCTTTTATGCATTCGTATTTATTCATTCTTCCACCTCCTAGTATGGAACATCAATGTAATCTAAAACAGCGCCGCATCCTAATTTGTTTATACAATAGTCGTATTGTTTCGGGTGTGTGATTTTCATGCGTTGGAACCTGTTCGGCTCTTTTTCTAGGTGGACACCAAACATACAGAACATACAACCGGTACGGTCGCATCCTGTTGTATATAGTTTCCTCTCTACAAATTCCATTGTTTCTTGTGCTTGTTTTCTAATTTCTCCATATACAGAGCAATAGTCCAACCCGGTTATTTTGAGGTATTTTAAAATGTCTTGTTCTCTCCAAAAGCTTAAAGGTTTTGATGTGGGCCGCTTTGCTTCAAAGGCATTACAGCCGCTTTGTATCCAATGGCTTTTTCTAAGATGTGATTCTTCTGCCATCGTGCCTATCATTGGCTTTTTTCCAGTTTTTCTTTCATAATCGTACATTGGTTGTTTTTTCATAACATGGCAGCACTTTTTACTTATTTTAAATGGTGCCTCTAACAAAAATTTCCATTTTGTCTTATTGTATGGAGAGGGTTTATCCGTTCCCGGTATTTTCTCTAATCCATAGAGTTGCCGCACTCTCTTTGTGTCACTTTTTCCTTGCAGGATATTTTTTCTCGCTTCCTCTACTGCTTCGCTCACTTCTTTGCTTACTACAGGGTATCCATATTTTTCGATTACTTCATCAAATCGCATTTCTGGTTTAAGCTTTTTAACATTTCCTTTGCTTAAAGCAAATTTTCGTACTTCTGGGTATTCCAGGCCTGTATCTACAAAAACCGCCTCAATGTCTGGATATACACGCCGGGCCAGATCGAGTAATACCGTGCTATCTTTCCCGCCACTAAAACTTACATAGACTTTTCCGTTCCAGTGCTGGTACCACTCCATGATACGCAGCTGGCTTACTCTTATTTTCCTTTCCAGCGGCCATGCCTGCATGGTTTTTAAATCTTCGTTAGTCAAGTTATTCTTCTACCTCCCGATTCCAACAATAGGCGCATCTGCAATTACCACAAGCCTTAGGTTTAACCTTTTTCCCAAAAACATACTGTACACAAAAATCTACTTCGCCGTGTTCGGAGAGCATTGCATCCGGAAACTTCTCTAAAAACACGCTTTTGTACGTCTTTGCCGGGTGTTCTTTTGCCCATTGCTCCACGATAGCAGCGGCCTCATTTGGATAGTTATTTTCAAAATGGGAACAAGAGGTATCCCTCCTATTATCGCCCAACGGACAATCGTCACAGAGACTGCAATCTTGGGTCATACGATTCTTTTCTTTAAAATATTCAACAATATCCATCACTCTCGTACCTCCTTCTTAATTTCCTCGAATTTCGCCAGCATTTCGGGCACTGCTGCCTCTGCGGCTTCTTTTGTAGGGAAACAGTTACCCATGTTTAGTAAGGCAAGGTCATATGAGCTTGTTACATACAATGTTGTAGGATCTACTTTACCATCAGTGTTGACATACCAATACTGTTCTTTATCTTTCGGCCGCCACGGGCGTTTCTGGAGGGTGTATTCACCTGTCAATAAGTTGACTAGCGTAGTTCCGTGAAGTGTCCAGTTTCCACTTTCGTCTACAAGCCCGTCACGCGTAATTTTATAGGGACCCCAGTCTGATTTTTGTCCTGTCTCGTAGATGACATCAAATTCCTCCCCAATCTCCACGCCCAGCATCCGGGCAACTTCTGGCATATAGTTTTTTCCCATTTTAAACCTCCATCTTTATCTACCCTATACCATCGACTCCGGTGGAATGGGTAAATCTATTTTTTGCGGTCGCCATATATGCAAACAGTAGTTGCTTATGCTTATATTTCTCTCTACTGCCGGATGGTATTCAATAGCCCACTCATCCGGAAGGAAAAACATTTCTTTGATTTTTTTCATTTCTTCCCATGTTGGACACCGGTCCCTAATTGTCTGAGAGGCTTTTTTGATGCTAACACTTACGTGTTCCCATCCCATTGCAGTACTTGCTAGAATAAGAAATTGCTGATTTTTGTTAATGTTTATACGAAACACGCCACTTCTTTCGTCCCCTGGACGCCCGAATGAATTCATTTCTGCTGCCAAATCTCTATATTTATTTAATTCATTTAGATTTCTCATTTAAAATCTCCATTTTTAATTGTCCCTCCGGAGAGCTTTCCAATTCCTTTGTTTTCCCGCGCTTAGCCAGTTCGACAACCTTTCTGCCGTTATAAGGCACATCTGGGTAAAGTCCACAGGCTATATACGTAGCTTTCCAGTCTGTTCCTTCTCCACTGGAATCGCCGTACACCTCGCATTTTCGATAGGTACCGTTGTATTGTTTCCGATAGAAATGCTCACAATCCTTACAGAAACCTGTTTTTGTGCCAAACAGGTGGTGCATTAGTTCAATTTTTTTCATTGCGTTCCTCTAAAACTTTTGTCAGTCCCTGTAAAAACTGTTGATCCAATCCCTTGATTAAATATATTAACTGCTCAACGCTTAACGCTTCATAAGCCTGTGACAGCCTTTTTCCGTTTAAATTCCGATAGGTTTTCAACGCGCTTTCCAGCGTTCTCGGATAGCAAACATTTTCCCACCGCTCAGTACCTTTATTTTCTCCGTTTTGAACGATCTTTCTTTCCTGCAAAATATAGCAGCGATCGTCATTGTCCAGACGAAAGTTTTTACCTAAAGTAATCAATTTATGCTCCTTTTTCATATTTCAGAATTACATCAACCCTCGGCTTTTCTGAGTAACGTTTTGCAATTTTCAGATCAGTAATTTGATTATCGTCGTAGTAGGCCACTCCGTTCAGCGCGTCTAGAATTGATTTTGCTATGTTATCTAAATCCGGTTTGACACCTGGTTTTATTGAACCAGACAGCATTTTCTCCCGTTTAACCTTACTAACGCTTTTAGGAATCGGATAATAAGCCATAATCTGAGCCTCAATCGGCCCGGTGTATCCCGGTATTCGGTTTTTACATTCCATGGTACAGCAGCTCTGTACCCATTTTTCATACTCCACGGTTTTTTTCGGCGTGTATGTTCGATTTTTGCTAAAACGTGGCCGGGCTTTTCCGACAGGCTTTCCGGGTACAGAAAAGGATATCTCTTTCCAAGTACCTTCAACCATTCGATCTGCCCGTTCAATTGCTTCTCCGGCTGTCGGGTTTGGGTATCCTTCTATTCCCCAGTGCTTTTTATTTTCTGATAACATGCTCTGTTCCCTCACCTATCTGCAAACATTGTCCAATATAGTCTAAAATTTCTCTGTTCGAGTTTTTACTAAATGATTTATGACATTTGAAAAATGATCTAAAATCTTTAACTTCACCCATAAAAACATCATAGTTTAACTTTGTAATATAAGGTACGACAGGACCATTACTCGTTTCTTTCATAGAATACTCAAGGCTCCGCATTTCCAAAATAACGGGTTGTATTTGTATTTCGCTCGTAACCCAATACTCTTTATTGAACTCAGCGTCATAAACGTATTTTTTTACCTCACTTGGTTCTAACACTTCTCTTTCACCATCCCAAAACAAAGGATATCCATAAAATATTGGTGAATAATCTCTTTTTTTCATTTCATTTAATCCTAAAGCTGCAAAGCCGCCACAAGGCATAGCATTAAGGCAGTTTTCGATAGAATTTGAAAAACAGACTCTTTTTATTGTATCGTCCTCGATATACTCTCCTTGAGTAATCCGATTCTCAGGAACTCTGGGTATAAACCGTCCTTCTGGGACTTTGTCAAAGGAAACATGCCATAATACTTCCATTTAAGCTCCTTTCTTTTTTCGTTCAATCTCATCCTCTAGCCTTAAAATCTTTTTCTGCTTTATCTTCTCGCAACTACCATATATTAACTTCATCTGATCAAGCGAGATCTCAACATCGGCCATTTCTTCCAAGATGGCCATAAGGTTATCTTCGCCTCGCCGCTCTTTAAGCAATTCCTTTGTAAGCTCAGCGGATTCTTCGATGAATATATCTTTCTGGCTTTCTTTGCCAAAGGCTTCAATCGCTGCCTTTTCAATTTCCTGTGTTTTCATAAATGTTTTCATATACCTCCTTTATGTCCATCAATTCTTCTATCAGATAATCGAGTTTTTTAAACGCAACGCTCAACGTTCCATTACCAAAGGTATCGGATATAATAACATGCCCATCTTTGACAATATATCGAACACATTCAAAATGTTCCGAATCAAAATCCAAACCTTTTCTCGGGTCTTTGACATCTTTTAGATAGCTTTTCTTAAGCTCAAGCAATTCCATCAGTAAAGACATCCTTGTAGTTTTCCATCTTTTTTTGCCGTTCTATTGTTCGTATACTTGCTCCATCAATACGGACCGGAAGGCACATTTCACGAATACGATCATAAATCCGCTTTAACGACATATCTTGAATATTTTTCATATAATTTTCTGTAATATTTGTTGTTACGATAAGCGGCTGCTTGCTTTTGTACCGTTGGTCGATAATAGAAAAGACTGTTTCAATGGCATATTCACTTTGTCGTTCCGTCCCTAAATCATCGATAATTAAGAGCTTATATCGGTCAAAGGATTCGATATATCCATTCCTCTTTCCTGACCATGCATCCGGCATACCATTGATGATCCGAATAAAGCTAGTCATTAAAACAGAGACCCTTTTTTCTAAAAGTGCATTGGCAATGCAGGCTGCTGCATAGCTTTTCCCGGTGCCAACATCACCGAAGAACAGTATACCAGTGGCATCTGCATAAAATTTATCCCAGTTGTTCACAAACTGTTTGGCTCGCAGGATTGCCTTTGGCGCTGATCCATTATCTTTCTCAAATGTGCACCTTCGCATCATTGGATCTTGAATGCATTCGTTGATCAATGCCTGTTTTTCTTCAAACAATCGAAGCTCTTTCTGCTCTTGCCGAATTTTGTTTTTTCGCTCCTGTTCGCATTTACATAAGCAGTTCATTTTCTTGGTTACCGGGCCGAGCGTTACCATACATTCTTTCGGTGTGTGACACTCTCCACAATATCGAATGCCATCTCTTTTGTAGTCTTTACTACCGTAATTTTCAGGTTGCCTGAAATAATCATGCGCCAACTCTATTCCTGTCAAAACGTGTCACCTCCTGTTGAATAATCGTACTTCTCATCTGTTCCGGTTTGCTGATACTGAGGCGGTTTAGTTGCCCGATCAAGCCATGAATTGATAAACCGCAGAACTCCCCGTCTTGTTTTTTCTTTGTTGGATTGCTATTGCACCAGACACGCATTTTCTTGAATTCCTGATTAATATCAACTTCAGGATATGCTTGAACAAATTCTGTATACTGGCTTTCGGTTATATCAAATTCTGTGTTGTCCTTTAGTGGAATTCTAAAAACCACCTGCTCGCAACATACTGTTCCGGGCTTATTATTTATTTTATTTTCTTTACTTTCCTTTACTTTACTTTGTGGATTATCATAAGTTTTATTTGAGTTATCATAAGTTTCGTCGGGGTTTCCATTCGTTTTTTCCTGTAAAAAAGTAATCTTAATAGAAACACTCTTTGGAACGTCTTTTTTATTATTTACATTCAACAAAAAGTATTTTTCTACTATCTGTATTTCGTCTCTTTGCGAAGCGGCTCTCACAAACCTTCTCTGAATTCCCCGCGAGGTGAGAATACCAGCCACGTTAAAAAGTTCTTCATCGAAGATTGACCGTTTAACGCAGCTGTTCATCACCTGAGACACAAGCTCCGGTGTGACACCACAACCGACAGCATCAGCCATCAGGAGGCAGTCGTCTTTATCCCATTGCATATAATAACCATTTGACTCGTATATCTGGCAAAGCGTGAATAAAAGGATCATTAACCCCTTAGCTCCAAACTCTGCTTTGATGAGCTTTACTTTTTTATCTCGGAAGAAACCCACATCGAAAGAAAAGTAATCAATCCCATCTTTCGTAGGTGCTCCCATTATTTACTCCTTAAAATGGCACTTCTTCGTTATCTGCCATCAAATGAAAATCTTCGTCCAAATCTTCATCCGCTTTCACGGGGCTATTCTGCGAGGCCGTATCGCTTTTATTGCCAATAAAATCAAATTCCTCAAGAACAACTTCTGTCACATAGCGTTTTGTCCCGTCCTGTGCTTCATAAGAGCGAGACTGTAATCGCCCGGTTAGAGCAATTTGTCTGCCCTTACCTAAATACTGGCAGATTGTCTCTGCCTGCTTTCCCCATGCAACTATATTGAAAAAGTCAGCCTCTGGCTGCCCTTCTTGCTTATATCTTCGGTCAACTGCTAACGGAAAGGATGCGACCGATTTTCCTGTATTGGTTGACCTTAGCTCTGGATCACGGGCGAAACGGCCGACAAGGATCACTTTATTCATTCCTATACCTCCGTATTAAAAAAATCATCTTCTGAAAATACTTCATCCTCAGCTTCGTTCGGCAGGATCGTCATTTGTGCGTCGTCAGATTCTTCGTGTTCAGTCATGGCAGCTTCCTTAAATTCTTCTACTTCTGCCGTTTCGATATACTCAGAATCCGCTTCGTACTCTATATTATCGACATACTCTGCATTTCCATCTTCATCAATAACTGTCATATCTTTCTCAAAGGCGGTCTGCATTTCAATGCTCATAATTCCCCATTTGGATATGAGTTGCCGCAGCATCGTTTTATGAGCCATTCCATCAAAGTCCTTATACCAAAATGAAGAATATTTCCAAAGGTCTTTAGCTGGTATAACTCCAGCATTGATTTTTTCGTAAACACTTAAATTGAACGCTTTAGAATAACGATCTGCGTGTTTCTCCATCTTCTTTTTTGACCAATAAATGGCTTTTCTAAAGCCGTTTAGATACTCAAACATCGCATAGTAGCCAATGGTTTTCGCTTCTTCTCGTTCTTCTTCATCCTCTATAAGATTTACTTCGATTTCCTCATTTAAAGGATCAAACTTTACGAGTTCTCCCTCTTTTATGGAGACAACATTAAGTTTTTTATACTGTCCAGATTTTTCAGCTAACTGAATGTATCCCTTATAACCAAGCTGGAATTGAGCAACCTTTTTAGCATTCTGAATAATGTTGCCCTGTTTATCTCTCTTTTCTTTTTGGTCATATGGAACCATGTAATACTGTCCCAATTGAGGGCTGGGAGAAAGCTTTAAACTCTCTCCCAACATTGCGGCTGCTAGTATTGTTCCCTGATCGCAGGCTGCCAAGGCGTTGTTTGTGCTTACAGCTGAGATAATCGAAGTAATAAACCGCTGCCCATCTTTGCCGCCGACCATTTCATTAATTTTTCTTTTTACACCATCCGAGGTAATATAAGACGAAAAAGTAGGTTTCTTTGCTTCTTGCTTTGTTAAGCTGTTCTTGACTGCCATTCTTCACGATCTCCTTCCTCAATTTTTCTGTATTGAATGTGATTCTCAATCATACACTTTTTAAGCGCCATCATCTGTTCCCTGTCAACATCGACTACTTCAAATCGGAGCGTCCATGTGCTTTTCTTACTAGTATTTACAGGTTGCTCTACTACCTTAGCGGCTGTTTTCTTCTGTATCGGTTTCTGCTGTTTTTCTTCAGCTGCTTTCTGTGCTTTGGCTTGTCTCTGCCTTTCCAATTCGGCCAGCTGCATAATACGATCTTCAAAACGCTTCTTTTCTGCCATGGCTGCTGATAAATCCAATGTCTGGAAATAGGCATCAAGCATTTGCTGTTCGCATTCCACTTCTAAGTCTTTGATTGCTTTTTCGTCTACCTCCACACGCTTAATCAGATCATCAATTGTAGCCTTGGCTTTCTTTATATCGAAAGAAACATTTAACCATCTGGGATCAAAAATCTTATCAAATGGAATCAGTTCAGCGTAGCACCCGATTTTTTCGTCAAAGTATTCTTCGATTTCTTCTCTTTTTTCTGCTTTCCGCTGGTCTTCATAAACGGACAGCTGCTTATCAATCGTATCAATGGGTTCACCGATCAACCCGGTAAGCTCCTTAACTTTTCTCTCGAATGCGTCATAAGGGACATTCCACGCCTTTTTAATAGCCTTACGCTGATCATCAATGCTGGTTCTCAGTTTGTTCAGCTTTGCCCGGTCGTCCTTTGCGTCCTTTATATTTTCCTTGGTCACTACCATGTTTTGGTATTTTTCAAGGCTGGCCTGTAAATCCGTTTTTAACTGTTCATAGTTAAAGTCAACCGACTGCGGAAGTAACTGTTCGATTGGTTTTTCAAGTTTAAATTCCATATTTGCATCTCCTATATGCTGGGTAATAGCAAGGGCGGTTCAATTTTGTTTTGAACCATATCCCAAAATTCGATTTCTTTCTTCTTAAGTAACTCAATATCGCTTTTTACTTCTTCCCTCTCAATAAAATAATGCCGGGTTGTCAGGCTCATTTCATCACTTCTGCGGTGCTTAATTTGTGCCTTAAGTACCGCAAAATCATACCCGGTCGCTAAAAGTTGGTGAAGTACCTGAATGTAATAATTATCCGGTATATTGTTGTCATTCCATTTCTGCCACTGTCGGCTATTCATAATTTCTGTGGTTTTAATTTCCAGTACCCCTTTTCGTCCGTCAGCGGCTGTGAGCCACCCGTCCAGCGTTGCAAAGATAAAAGGGGTATCGGCGTTATGAAACATCTTAAATTCGTCATATCCGACCTCATATTCTGGAAAATCCAGTTCAAACAAATGTCTTAAATGTTCTTCTGCCCGTTTCCCATAAACAACAACGTCTTTATTTGAAATATCTTCAGGTTCCTCTTTTCCCGTTTTTCTTTCCATAACTGTACATTGGTTTTCCATGGATTTAGCCCCAGGATACAGGCGGCATCACTGCCGCCGATCCCTTTTTTTCGATTTCCGAGCCATTGCTGGCGTTCTTCATCCGGTGTCAACATCTTGCCTTTCTCCTAAAAATCTGATATTATTTACTAAAGATCTTATTTGATGGCCGGGCAACAACTCCACGACGTTACCCGGCTGTTTTTTATGCGATGATACTGTACAATTTTTCTTCACCTGTTTTGCCTTCGTTGAGGTGTTTGTCCAAATACTCCTTAATACGAAGCATTGCCGTATTCCTCCATGCACCACCATCCGCTTCAAATAAACCAACCCGACCACGATCATTAACTCGCAGTACGAAAGAGCTTTGAGGCTGCTCAATCTCGCTGAATGTTCTGAACGGCGCCAGTGTAACAGGGTTCGGAATCTTTTCTTCCTTCACCAGAACAACACCAGAAGAGCTGGAAACGGTCTGCGTAACACCATCATCATCAACCTGTACGGAATTGTCCATCTTCATACTTCCAATGACACTTAAAACCTTCGCCCGGTCATGCGCATCGACAAAATTGGCTTGCAGCATAATATTAAATTCTTCCCGATCTATGAAATCATTGAGATAAAGCGATGGCGTATCGGCATCTACCTGTAGGAAAATGTCTCTTTTCATGTCACTGTCTAAGCTTGAATAAACGACGATGTGTCGATCATCGACAACATTAATAATTAAATCATTGAGTGGTAGGATATCTCGATTATCCTGTAAGTAGGCAATTAAGCTTGTCAGCGTCTTAATATAAAGCGGAGCTGCCTTTGGCTGTGTGATATGGTGTAAGTTCTTGTTACTGTAATAGTGTCCATCAATTTCCTTAATTGTTGGTGCTGTCATTTCCTCAATTTTTTCGATAAAATCTCTTGTTAAATCCATTATTTAGCCTCTCTTTCTATGCTTACCACATTATCAATATTCATTTTTTCCTGTCCGGGAATATGGTTACCAATTTCTTTTATGTTATATTCGCCCTCTGTGTCCCTGTATAGATGCAGGTTTGTAGAATTGCTCTTAACAGGTGCCAGCGTTGGCTTAACGGAGTATTCCAGATTAATAACTTCTCTGTTTTCGTCCATCTTGAATTTTAATTCGACAGTAATTTTTCGGTTCGCTTTATATTCCGTGTTCGGGTCTTTGGCATTTTCGATAATCGTCTTTTCTGCCAGATTGTACACTTCCTGCAAGCCGCCGTTGCCAATTTCACTAAGATTCATGTTGTCCTCCTTTTATCCTTGAATACTGGAGCAATACCGCAGGCCAGCCGCTGCGGTGCCGGCATATCCCATCTACTACTATTATTACTATTGCAGAAATACCGCTCGTTTCTGCCCGAGAAAATTAAACAAAAGATCACTTGTATGTATGCATTTTTATTAATAGGAATTCTTGAAAATTATCGGCCTAACTAAACAACCCAGTGGATTACCTCTTTTCTTATTTTTTATAAACGACGTGGCCGATTTTAAGTAAAAAACTTTATGGTGGAATACCTCGATACAGCACTTCATGCCTCCTTTGACAGAACCCTATAAGCATGATATAATTCTGTTAAACAATAAACCTATACATTCAGAATTGCACCTGTTACCAGCGGGTGCTTTTCTATTTTTTGACTGAAAGCTCCGGCAATAAGAATGAAGCCCGCTTCTAAAGACTCTTTTACAAAATTGTTCGTTACACTTTCATCGTTATGATCAAGTTTTCCATCTCTCAGAGCTTCGATCATACCCGGTATTGTGTTTTTCACATCTTCCATTTCTTTCTGTTCAATCAGAATGGACAGGGCAAGGTCATCAACAATATCACAGTCTTTAAAAATCAACTGAACAATCTCGTTATTCTCCCACAAGTGGGAAACCAACAGCCAAGGGGCCTGATAAACAACAGCCATTCTGATAACCATTAAGTCTGGCGGTAAGCCTAAACCAATTGCTTTGCAATATTTCTCATAGTTGCCTAGCTGCTTGTACGATATATCCAGTAATTCGGATGCCTTTTCCCGTGTTAATTTGGCCTTTTCTCTGGCAAAACGGTATATATTAACGCCTGTATCGTTCATACTATTTCTTCACCTCACGTTTTATAATGAACTTAGACCTATTGAGTTTTTAATTTCTACTCCGACCGACAAGATTTGACATAATTCTGCGAAACCCTCCGGCCAGAATGACCGCTAACACTGTTATTAAAACTAGCTCTATAAACACTGCAATTCTCAATGCAATCGCCGTCTGATTCACTATTCGCATTAATGCAATCAAGGCGTTTATCACTGTTTCGGCTATTGTCTCTGGCATGTTTTTCTTCTTTCTCCTTTCTCACCCAATACATTATTCCAGCTACTATTGGCAAAACTAACACTTCGCCGCCAATCCCTGGTTTAGGTCTAAAGCAATTAACGCAATAAACAAACAACAATGTAATGGCCGTTATGATTAAGCCTATTACGGCCATTTTGATAATCTTTTCCAATATTTTCATGCTGCTTTTTCTACTTTCTTTTTAAAATCTATGATTAATCTGTTCTGTTCATCAATAAACTGCTGCATCATAGAGAACATTTCAAACTGCCAGTAGCCCTGCATCATAAAGTTAAAAAATGGGAGTTTTGGAATTTTGGTAAACCGCTGTGTATATGGTCCGCTGTCACCGCCAATTGCAAACGGGCATTTTCCAAGGTAGGCAGACATCTTTAAACATTCCACATCCATTCCCATCACCCTAGCGGCATCTGTTGGAGACACACTCAAACTGTTTGGGTTTTTATCCATTAAGTCATACAGCTTCTGATACTGTGCTGTCACACTGTTTGGTACTCGAAACATTGTTTAACTCCTTTCTTTGTTCGTGAACACTTAAAAGCTTATAAAATAAGGCGTCATGCTCTTCTAAACTGATTAATCCGAAATGTGAGATTTCATCAATTCTTCCTTGAATCAAGCTAAATGCCATAGCATATTCCATGCTGCTATGTTTGTAACCTTTCAATTTTTGTATTGCTTCGTATATGGAACCTATCTCTTTACGAACAGCCCCTCGATTGATCGTAAAATCCATCATGCTACCTCCATCAGATTCACCTGCATGGACAATCGCACCATCAGGTCTTTGTATTTTGCTTCTGTAATTTGCTTACCTGCTTTGAGAATACCGATTTTTTCTAGATCGCTGTAATAAACGGCTTCCGGCATCTGGCCGCCGAACTGCTTAATATGTGCTTCAATCCGGTTTAGTATTTCCTTTGTAGTGTAAAAGCTATTCATTTATGCCACCTTACGCAGGAAGCTTAATGTCTCGATTGCTTCGTCCATTTCTTCATTACTTCTCACATCATCATAAAGAGAGATTTCAAAGCTTCGTTCCACTGTCTTTCTGGTAACCCGTTCGCCGTCCCACTCGTTGTACGAAGTGTCAATGTCGATGTACAGCATATCGTCCATTTCAGGATCGTTTTTAACGACTTCTGCCAGCACTGCATCACGATTAAAGAAATTAGCGAGTTCAAAGATTTTTGCTACTTTATCATTCATTCTTGCACCTCCTTTCCTGTCAGCTTTTCTCTTAACACTAATTCATAGCCAAGAGCATTCAGTATGCTTTCTGCATAACTAAAACCAATCCTCCGTTTTCCAAGTTCCCAAAATGAAATGGCTGTGTCTGAGCATCCAGCCCGTTCTGCTATCTCTTTTTTACTTAGACCTTGTCGCTCTCGCTCGAGGTGTAAAAAATTTTGTATGTTCATGTTTTCCTCCTAACTGGCTTTTTATACTATAGTCGTGATATACTTTCGTTATCAGTAAGCGCATACTGCAATTTACGAATCATTTTGATTTAATAGAAATTACTAATAGCAATATCCCTCATTAATCTTTTCGCTACAATTCGGGCACGCAACATCGTAGTTTTCAATGGCATAACACAATACGTGGCCGCATTTTGGACAAACGATTTTTTTAATATTTTCTTTCTCTATTAATATTCCGGACATCTGTACATTTCCGTCAAAGTCAATCTCAACACTTGCCGATTTCAACGGTCGGATATTAATCTTTACATCCTCCACATGGTGTAATGGCTCACCATCCATTTTTATGTACTGAATCCCTCCATGTGTGATGACTTCAAATTCATAGTATTTCGGATTTATCTCACTCACCTCCTAACTGGCTTTTTATACTATAGTCGTGATATACTTTCATTATCAGTATGCACATACTGAAATTTACGAAAGGAGACTATCCTAATGACAAAAGAAGAATTGGCTTTAGAATTCACAAAAATTCTTTCACCAGTAATCAATTCAAACTGTTCTTGTTCTGATACAACAGACAATAATTGTTGTGTTGTATCAGACTACTACAAGACCTTTTTAAAGATGATCGAAAACAACGAATCAGCTTACATTCGGTGAACACTCTATTAATTGTAAATACTTCTTAGCATCCCGTAATAGCGAAAGAGCATCGTCAATATCTTCTGAAGTTGGATTCTCTTTCTCTATTATTTCCTGAGCCATTCCGATTAATATTTCTGTAATCTTTTCAAACTTTTCTTTTTTCATGTTTTCCTCCTTCGTTTGCGGTAACCAATGCAGCAAGGGCCAACACCGTATCATTGCTCTTATCATCGGCTAATGCCGGCGGCTCTTTCAGTTCTCTTTTTGCTTTCTCAACCATTAATTCAATTACTTCATCTAGCTTTTTTGTTATGCTTGTTTTCATCTTTCCTCCTAACTGGCTTTATTAACCGTTTTGGTTATGCTGTTACCAAAAAAATATCCTCAATATCCATTCCAAAAACATCTGAAAGAACTCTAGCTTCTTCAATAGAAAATCGTCTTTCTCCTCTTTCTTTTAAACTGTAAGCATTTGCTGAAGATAAACCAAGAATTTTGGCCATTTCAGCTTGTGTCTTTCCACTTTGCTTTCTTAGCTCTTTAATTGTGAGCTGCATGTTATCCCTCCTTTTATTAAACATATTGGTTAATTCTTTAGATACATTATATAACCAATACGGTTACGTGTCAAGTAATATTATCCATTTTGGTTAATTATTTTACATTAACCAAAATGTGTAGTAAAATAAATATAATTACTCTAGAATGTAGGTGTCATTATGGATTTCGGAACGCGTCTAAAAGAATTAAGGACAGAAAAAGGACTTTCACAAACTGAGTTGGGTGAAATATTTAAAAAATCTGCCAATAATATCTCTCAGTATGAAACAAGTAAAAGAGAACCTGATCTTGAGACATTGATAAACATGAGCGACTATTTTGATGTATCCCTTGATTATTTGCTATGCAAAGATCAAAATTATTTTGAAGATACGGATGAAAAAACTAACTATAAACTAGGTGATTTTCTTATTTCAGAGCAAAAAAAACGCAAGCTAAGTTTACGTGATTTTGCGAATGAACTGGGAATTAGCCATTCCTATTTAAAGATTTTAGAAACTGGAAAAAACCCTAAAAGTGGAAATCAAATTTCACCGACAATCGAAATATTAAATATTTTGGCTAAATCCCTCAACGTAAAAATAGAACATATCATTAAACTAGCTGGTTATCAAATCTCCGATGGTGAATCAAATTTTGATTCTCTTGGTAAGTCTAATAATTATTTAGATTTAGACTTTGACATGTTAACCGATGAAGAAATAGATGATACTTTCACTTCGTACCTAAAAAAACAAAACCGTGTTATGTTCTTTGACCCTGAAAGTGATCGGTCCCCCGAAGAAAAAAGAGCGATGCTGAAAGAATTAGCGAAGAAGGAAAAGAAGCGCCAGGAAAAGATTGATAAACTCAACAAATTACCAGACGACTTATTGGAAGAAGCACTTTGTTATGCAGAATTCCGAGCCCAGAAAAAGTCAAATAAATAAAATGTTTTTTTGAGGTATCTA